AAAAGTCCTTGTTGAGCATTCTCATCAGCAATACGGGTTCTCAAATTACTGCCAAAAAACGGAACCATATTGTTATGTTCAAAATAACTAGCATTAACTTTATCCCCAGTTAACGAATAATAATTTTGACCGGTAGATGCTGAATTATTCACATTTGATTGGACCTGTTGCTCGCTCATATTAGGATTAAAATACTTATCAGTATAAACTCCACCACCATTATCGTATCGGTTTGCATTAGAGAGCTGTGATGTTTGGTCACTATCTGAAGATACAACCGGTAATTCTTGGGGATAATTACGATTCGGAACATCTACATTTGGTAATTGACTTATACGATTTCTAAAGTTTTCACTTTTTGCTTTTTGAGTAGATACAATATATAAAAGACCTAATGCAACACCAGGAATAGCTAACTCCATTATTGTATAATATAATTAATATAATGCTATATAATAATTATAAAACCTTGAACATTAAAAATTAATCGGTGTAAAATTATGCTCTCCCATTACATCCAACTTCGTCGCCAGTCACGCAAATAGATTTACCAGTTAAATAATACGATGATTCCTCAAAACCTTCTACCATAGGGATTGTAGGAACAAAGAAATCTTTTTCTAAAATACGTGTTTGAACATTTTCATGAAAGCCTTTTTCAAGTCCATTTAAAGGATTTAAAAATGGTGATTCCCATCTTGATTGTTCTAAATCTTTGTACATCCAGGCTGGATGAGTTGACCTGCTTTCTTCTACAAAAGGTTGTTCCGAACGATAATAATTCGGAGATGCATTTATGGCGTGTTGTTGGTAATCATTTACCTCAGTATAATCCCGATTTATTTTACGGGTCAAACCTAATAAATCACTTTCAAGATTTATGGTATTATTTCTTAAATTCGCGCCCCATTTTTGCATACGAATATTGGGGTCTTCAACAAATGGTAAGTCCATTCCTTGTCCCGGAGTATCTAAAAAATATCGGCCAGAAAAACTACTTATTTGTGACTGTTTATACATACGTGAAGGGTCATCGTGAAATCTTGTAAAAGCCATAACTATATTATAATACGAAAAAATAGTTTGATATAAATATATATAAAATCTTTATTTCATATATTAATTATAAAAATGACAAAAATATGTCTAAATATGATTGTAAAAAATGAGAACAAGGTAATAGAACGTTTAATGCAATCTGTTGTCGGAATAATTGATAGTTATTGTATATGTGATACTGGTAGTACAGATAATACAATAGAGATTATTGAAACCTTTTTTTCAAAAAATAATATACCCGGGAAAATTATTAATGAGCCATTCATAGATTTCGGTTACAATAGAACCTTTGCACTTAAAGCATGTAATGGTTTACCTGATGCTGATTATATCTTATTAATGGATGCTGATATGAAATTGAGAATTAATCCTGAACTAAACATAGGAGAATTTAAAAATTCACTAACCAAGGACGCCTATTATTTGTTTCAGGGTTCAGATTTATTTTTTTATAAAAATGTTCGTATAGTAAGAAACGACCCGGATTATTCTTATTGGGGAGTTACGCACGAATTTCTGAAAACCACACCTGCCACTGTTTACACAGAAATTGATAGAAATCAACTATTCATAGATGATATTGGAGATGGTGGAGCGAAAAGTGATAAATTTGAAAGAGATGTGCGTCTACTTCTAAAAGGATTAGAAGATAATCCAGGTAATGACCGTTATACATTTTACCTAGCAAATAGTTACCGCGATGCAGGGCAATATGATAATGCAATAAACTATTATAATGAGCGTATTAAAATAGGTGGTTGGCACGAAGAAGTATGGCACTCTTATTATTCTATAGGAAAATGTTATGAACATATGGGGGATATGGCCAATGCAATTAATGCCTGGTTAAATGCCTATCAATTTTATCCAAATCGCATTGAGAACCTGTATAAAATAGTTAATTATTATCGTTGTAATAATAAGAATGTTCTCGCATGTTCTTTTTATGAAATGGCAAAACAAGAGCTTATTAAAAACAACAACCACGACCATTTGTTTTTAGAAAAAGAAATTTATGATTTCAAATTAGATTATGAATTTACCATTTTAGCCTATTATCGTAATCCGAATAACCTAGATGTTATAGAATCATGTATGAGGGTATTGTCGGACCCGAATTCACCAAATAGTATGTGTGATAATGTAATGTCTAATTATAAATTTTATGCTCCTCAGTTAAAAAACATAGAATCAAACCGATATAATCTTCAGGTTCTCCTAGAAGTAGGAAATTCTTTGAATATAAATAGTAATTTTAATTCTAGTAGTCCATCTATTTGCCTAGACCCTTTAAATAAATCTAGACTAGTTATTTGTAAACGTTATGTTAATTATCGTATAGGAGATAATGGCGAATATATTAATAAATCAAATATCATCACAAAAAATTTAATTGCCTATGTAGATATAAGTAAATCTACTTGGAAAATAGAGAGCGAAACCGAATTGAGATACAATGAATCATATGATAATGTTTATGTAGGGCTGGAAGATGTACGGATAATAAATCATAATGGAAAGTTGTTTTTTAATGCAAACCGTGGTCAAGGACATGGAAATATGATGATAGAGCATGGACAAATTAATCTTAAGTCCAGGTCCACATTATCTAATATTTTAGAAACTGATAATCAATATAAAATAGAAAAGAATTGGGTATTGTTCTCTAATCAAGATAAAGAACTTAAATGCGTTTACGGTTGGCATCCATTAAGGATAGGAAATATAATTAATCACCCAGAAAGTAAAATAGATGATAAAAATAATCCGGTTATGAAATTAAAAATCACACATGAAATAAAGACACCTAATTTTTTCCGGTATTTACGTGGCTCTACAAATGGTCAGCGTATTGAAAACGAAATCTGGTTTATTTGTCATTTAGTAAGTTATGAGGACCGTAGATATTATTATCACATTATTGTTGCATTAGATTACAAAACAATGGCTTTGAAAAGGTACAGTAAATGTTTTACATTTGAAAAAGAAAAAGTTGAGTATACTTTAGGATTTGTATATATGGAAGAAAGCCGGGAGCTTCTAATAGGGTATAGTTTGATGGATAGACAAACTAAATACATTAGTATTCCGAAGGAGAAAGTGGAGGAACTATTTTATTTACATTAATCTCATTGACAAATGCATTTTTACAATTATCCCCGAAAGTCTTACGGTGCCACTGACAAATCCCATGTTCTCTAATTCCGTCTAGATGTCGCTTCGTTCCATAACCCATATTTGTATCAAGACCATATTTTGATACCAATTCAGGATATTCCAAACACAAATCTGCAATATATTTATCACGACTTGTTTTAGCAAGAATACTTGCCGCTGCAATAGCCATATATTTTGAATCTCCTTTCTCTACAGTAACATACGGTAATTCACTAATACACTGTCTAGAATTATCAAAACATCGGTAAGGTGTAAAATAATTACCGTCTACTACAGCAATACAGGTATCTATATCTATATCATCTAATTTTAATATGCTTTCGCGAATGCACTGGTGCATACCTTTCATAACGGCTTGTAAAATATTAATTTCATCAATACTATTTTCTGGAACCCAAGCAACATGCCATGCCAAGGCATTTTCTTTGATATATTCTGCTACTGCATTAATCTTCTTTTTAGAAGTAAATTTTTTACTGTCTTTTATGTCTTTCCCATCAAAACAACTAGGGTCTTTAGGTAAAACAACACATGCTACATAAACTCGTCCAAATAAACAACCTCTACCTGCTTCATCTAACGAAAATTCATACTGATTTAGCTCATTATAAAACCGATTTAATATAACATTTTTGCCAGATTCCATCCGCTAAAGTTTTATTCCTACTAATAATAAAAATAATAAAATCAATTTTTCATTTTATTACATATCTTTTTCGTCCTATACATTATATCAAAATGTCATTTGTTAAAATTACACCACTATTTTTATTTTTAATACTATTAGTAGTTTTAGTAATATCGGCACTAGTTGGAAATCGTTTTATCGGAAAGGAGGGTTATGTTTCTTATCAAGAAACAAAAACGCCACGTGAAATGGTTGTAATTCCAACTTATTCTACTAAACACGAAACAGTAAAATTATATGATAGTTTATACTTTGATAATAAAAATGGTAATATCATAGAAGTAGATTCTACAAGTTACGCAGTTAATGGGAATGTAGATACTACTGGAATAACAATTGCAACAACAAATGTGGTATCTAGAGATGTAAATGTAAAACCTTTATCTTTCAAAACCACTATAAATAACAACCTGGTATTGGGACAAGATACTGCACCTAGTTTAATACTTACAACATTACCTTCTTATCATTCTTATATCTATAAAACTCAATCCGCAAATACAGATAGTTATAGTGTGTTTTGCTTTCCCTGGAATACAAATACCTTCATATTTATTTTAAATGGTACAAACAAATCACAGGTAGGAAGTTTTTACTTTGATGATACTTTAACTGTATCAAATAAAATGGATACTAGTAATAAAATTTTACCTACATCTTACATACCTTTTACTATGCCATCTGATGATAAAGTATCAGACACTTTTTATGATACTGAAAAACCTTTATATCAAATAAGTCAATATGTTAAATATGATGTTACAAATGGAAATTTGATAGTACAAACTGCCCCCGATGGTACAACTAAATCAATTGACGTTTATGCTCGTAATAATGGTACAAAACAAACTTTTTCTGCGTCTGGGATACTCAATAACACAGCCTCTACCATTACAAATATTAATGATTTATCTACATTTACCGTTCTTGATGGACTAGGTCAAAATTTAGTAGTCGTCATGCCTTTTAAGACAAATACAGTAATAGCTTTGATAGGTTACACAGATACTACTATGAAAACATTCACCTTAAATAATGTCTGTCGGTTTACGGCCACTACAATAGATAAGAGTACTACTATTACGCCAATAATGAACCCACAAACTGGTCCATCACCTACTCCTCCAATTAGTAATAGTTCACCCCCTATTGCCCCACCTACACAAGATAGTGCTATGTCGGAGTATTTTAAATGGTATTGGTATTGGAAAAATAATGGACAACCTAATTTGAATTACACAGATGACTATTTATTAAAAACTCAAATAGTACCACCTGTTTGTCCTTCTTGTCCGATGTGTAGTGGAGGACCATGCACCAACTGTGGTGGGAATGGTGGGTCTGGAACATTATCTCATAACGGGAATACTGTAGCTGGTGGAGCAAGTATTAATAATTTACAAGCTACACCTTCTCCTGCAAAGAATGGTACAGGTACTGGTCCCAATGCAAATTATTCCAATATTGGGAATGGAACATTCTCATCTAACGCCGACCCCAATACGATAGGTGGCTCACTCACATTAGCAACATATGATACTGTTGCTGGAGTAGAAGGAGTCGCTCAAACTGGTGCCGGTGTATTAAATACTGCAACTGGAACAGTAGGGTCTGTTGCAAATAAAGCATTAGATACTGTAGGAAATATTGCTGGTGGTGTTACTGGATTAGTAGGAGGAGCCGGAACTGGAGCAGCAAAAATATTAACACAAAATAATGGTACTCAAATAAATAATCAGAATATGTATCCTAATAATAATCAAACCCAATTAAATAGTAAATTATATGGTCAGGACAATACACAAACAGTTGGTCCAGATGGTAAACCTATTACTATTAATAGAACTGAAGGTGCATTCCAATCTCCTTATGGAACATCTACAACTGACCAATATTCTTATTATGGGTCATTATCAAATAAAGGACAAAGTAATTTTATGCCATTAACTGCTGATTTTAGTGCTTTTGGACGTTAAAAGTAAAGAATTATTTGATATATTTTACAGAATGTCAAATAAATAAAATATTTTTTAAATATATAATGCCATTAATTTTATGTTTTGATACAGAGACTACGGGAAAACCACCGAATAATGAACGTTATTTTAATGAAAGTAAAGGGGCAAAGGCTGAGGAGTGGCCACGCGTTATTCAACTAGCTTTTGTTTTATATGATACTGAAAAACAAAAACAATTGGCTTTTTATGATAAATTAATAAAATTACCCGATGGGCAAACGGTTCCTCCAGATTCTACTGAAATACATGGTATAAGTGATGATGATTTAGAACAAAACGGAATAACTATGAGAACAGCTTTAACTATGTTTATGAATTTTTACAATAAAGCAGATTTTGTAGTAGGGCATAATATTCAATATGATATTAATGTTATTTGTGCAGAATTAACACTTTTAATTAGACATCCCGATACCTCCGCCCAGGATAAAACAATAATGAAAGAGACAATAAATAAGTTATTATGGGATAAAGCAAAGAGATATTGTACGCTTCAAAATTCTAGAAAAGTTTGTAATTTACCAAAATATATTTATGAAATGGATGAAGTTTTACGAGATGAGACGGGTAGAGAAGTTATTGATTATTCATTTGATGCTTATGGAAGGCGTAAAATAAGAAATCCTAGACTAGAAACGGCTCATCAAGTTATGTTTGGACAAAAGTCTAATGGTCAACTTCATAACGCTCTGGTAGATGTAGCCGTTTGTTTACGTATTTTTATGAAATTATATAAAGGAATTGATATTTGTAATTCTGATTTTAAAGCATCCAATGAATTTATTTGTAAAACTATTAATCCTAGCGACTTAATACCTAGTGAAATACCTCGTAGAGTTGGAGAACCAACTATTCATCCTGATATTTTACGTCAAATCAATGCAATTAGTTTTAAATTAACCGGTACTAGGACTAGGACTAGGAGCAGAAAAACCCGGTCATTATCATTAAAAAGAAAAAGTTCAATAAAAAGACCAATATTAGCAAAAAGTGTTTAAAATTGAAATTTTTATCGGTAAAAGGACGTTAGAAAAATACGTAAAAAATTGAAAACTTTTATGTATTTTACATTGATGTATAAAACAAAGGAATTGATAAAATGTCCGACATTCTTTCTTCCGAATCATGGAAGCACACCAAGGCTTTCCAGTCTATTCTGGAGAAGGAAACTCAGAAAAAATACTACAAGAAGATGGGCGCTTCACCCGACGTCCAACAGTTGGTGGACTTGGACTCCAAACCCTTCGGATCAGAGTGCGAGAAGATTCTGACGGCCATATTTGGCCTAGGAAAAAGGTCATCCACTCAACATGACGCGACTTTGCACGGCAAGAAGATTGAGATTAAGACAGCCCGCTATTGGGCCGGTAAGGATGATTGTGTCTGGCAGCACTTGGAACCTGAGCATGACTACGAGTTTGCACTATTTGCCCTCTTAGACTTCCAAGGGTTCAAGATTTGGGGCGTCAAGAAGTCGCTTCTCATGGGGGAGATGCGTGATAAAAAAATTGTCACATTTCAGGGGAAGCAGGGTTGGTGGACTAGGAAGTCGGCTATTCTTCCGTACTTAACACCTATAACATCCAAGGCCGACCTAGAGCTACTCATCGCTAGCTAATCTAGCTTGCGCTAAATCCACATAGTCTTTATTTATTTCATAACCTATATAATCAACACCATTTTTTTTTGCAGAAACACATTCGCTACCAGAGCCTACAAATGGAATAACCATAAGAGTAGGCGAATCTTTATTTTTCGCGGCCTTTATTAAAATATCACATAGTGCTAGTGGTTTTTGAGTAGGGTGGTCAACTCTTTCTTTTTTACCTGCTCCACCAGCTAAAGCAGGTACTTTGATAACATCACGGGGTAATGCCCCACCTTCATGAGCGGTATAAGTTGTCTCTTTTTCACCATTACTGAATCGGCCTTTGGTAGCTTTTCTCACTTTTCCGGCTGCATTTTTAAGAAACCCGTCAGTATATGGTTCTCTCACATCATCGCGATTAAATATGGGTTTTTCTTTTGTACAACAGAGAATACTTTCATGGGTTCTTTGCCAAAAGTTTAATGATGGAGTTACTTTGTTTGTATAATGCCAGATTAACCAGCGAACATTACATGTAATACGAACCCGAATAAATGATAGGATTTCACTAAAACCATATATGTAAAGGGTTCCGGTCGGTTTCAAAATTCTTAGACATTCGGTTATCCATTTATCACACCATGACAAATAGTTATCCATTGATTGTTTATCACTATCATTACCGAAATCTTTACCGATATTATATGGTGGGTCACAAATAATAATGTCTACAGAATTATCAGCAATCTTTTTCATACCGGTAATACAATCTTCATTGTAAATTACATTTTTTTCTATTGTTGGATAAAATACATTTTCTCGGATAATTAGACGTTTAGACAACATTCGTTTGAATCCTATTTATTTAGAATATAACAATCAATTTTTTTAGATTGGATGTAAAATCTATTTAGAATATATATATATAGATATGAGTTCTGATTCTAGTTTGGCGTCAATTACTGTTGATGGTCAGATTGTTTATGAAAACAGTACCAAATATGTTCCTTTCGGAATTACCTCGGTAACAGTAGTTGCTACCCCTACTCAAACTACATCCACAGTAATTAGTATCACAGGAACAACTGAACTTGTTGAGGGTCCTAATACAATTACCATAACAGTTCAAGCTCAAGATAATAGTACTTCTGAACATTTTATTTATATTTATGTTTTACCAATTGATGGAGATTCATCTCTTTCTTCTATTACTGTTGATGGTCAGATTATTAATGAAGGTAATACCTTTGATTTTCCTTTGGGATTTCCTTTGGGAACTACATCGGTAACAGTAATTGCTACCCCTACTCAAACTACATCCACTGTAACTAGTATAACAGGAACAACTGGACTAGTTCAAGGTTCTAATACAATTACCATAACTGTACAAGCACAAGATAATAGCACTTCTGAATATTTTATTTATATTGATGTTTTGGACTATTTTCTTCAAGATCTTACTATAGATGGAATAAATGTAGCCGAAAATGATACTATCAAGGTTCTAATTGGTTCTTCATTAAATGTACTAGCTAATCCCTTTGATAGCACATACATTGTTTTATCTATAACTGGAAATACGAATATTACATCTAGTTCAACTGCTATAATTATTACAGTACAAGCACCAAACATGACTACTTCTCAACATTTTATATATCTAACTCCAATTCTCAAGAGTAATTTGAATCCAACATTTAATTTTTTAACAGATTATCTAAATTGGACAGCCATATCAAGTGATTCTACTGGAACAAAATTAGTAGCTATTGTTAGTAGTGGAGATATTTACACATCCACAGATTCTGGTGTCACTTGGATAAATCAAACAATTGGAACATTACTTAGTAATTTGTCGTGGACTAGTGTAGCAAGTGATTCTACTGGAACAAAATTAGTAGCTTGTGTTCAAAATGGAGATATTTATACATCCACAGATTCTGGTGTTACTTGGATAAATAAAACAATTGGAACATCACTTAGTGGATTGACTTGGAATCGTGTAGCAAGCGATTCTACTGGAACAAAATTAGTTGCTGTAGTTTATAGTGGAGATATTTACACATCCACAGATTCTGGTGTTACTTGGACAAATCAAACTCAAAAAGGACTACCTAATAATGTTAATTTTAGTAAAATAGTAAGTAATTCTTCTGGAACAAAATTAGTTGCTGTAGGTAATGGTACTTTATATACATCCACAGATTCTGGTGTCACTTGGATAAATCAAACAATTGGAACTGCAAATAGTCAAATTAACTGGAATTCAATAGCAAGTGATTCTACTGGAACAAAATTAGTAGCTATTGGTACTTATTCCTATACAGATATTTATACATCTACTGATTCTGGTGTTACTTGGACAAATCAAACAATTGGAACTGGAACTATAATGAGCACATTAGTTAACGTATCAAGTGATTCTACTGGGACGAAATTAGTAGCTATAGCTATTGAGGGAGATATTTATACATCCACTGATTCTGGTGTTACTTGGATAAACCGAACTTCTGGAACTGCACTTAGTGGATTGGATTGGGTTAATGTAGTAAGCAATTCTGATGGTACAAATTTGTTAGCTTACGGAGGGTCTCAGATTGGCACACCGGATCTTTACACATCCACCGATTCTGGAATTTCGTGGATTAAGAGAACTAAACTATTATCACAGTCAGGTTCAGAAGTTAGAATTTCTGATTTATATAATGATTCTAGTGGAACAAAGTTAGTAGCTGTTGTTAGTGGAGGAGATATTTATACATCCACAGATTCTGGTGATAATTGGACAAATCAAACTAACGGAACAGCACTTAGTAATTTGTTTTGGAATGGTGTAACATGTGATTCTACTGGGACAAAAATTGTAGCTTTAGTTTATGGAGCAGATATTTATACATCCGCCGATTCGGGAGTTAGTTGGACAAATCAAACAAGTGGAACAGCACTTAGTGGATTGAATTGGGCTAACGTATCAAGCGATTCCACCGGGCAAAATCTTGTTGTTTCAGGTGGTGTCGGAAGAATATATACATCAAGTGATTATGGTGTTACATGGATACGAAGTAGAAACCAAATAGTTGCACAGAACTGGCAAACAGTAGCAAGTGATTCTAGTGGAGAAAAATTAATAGCTGGTGTTCGTTATGGAGATATTTATACATCTACGGATTATGGTGTTACTTGGACAAACCAAACTACTGGAACATTTCTTGGTGGACTGTATTGGTTTTCAGTAGCAAGTGATTCAACTGGAACAAAATTGGTAGCTTTAGATTGTGGAGGAGATATTTATACATCCATGGATTCTGGCCTAAATTGGACAAACCAAACTACTGGAACTGCACTTAGTGGACTGTATTGGATAGCGGTAGCTATTGATTCATCAGGAGAAAAGTTAGTAGCTGTTGATAGTTGTGGAGATATTTATACATCCACGGATTCTGGTGTTAGTTGGACAAATCAAACAACTGGAACAGTACTTAGTAGATTGTATTGGTTTAACGTAGCAAGTGATTCAACAGGAACAAAATTAGTAGCTATTACTAATAGTGGGAATATTTATCTATCTAGTGACAGTGGTAATACATGGAATAATGTCAATGGTTATTTTGAATTTTCAAATAAATCAGGAAAGATAGTAGGAAATATAGAATTTGTTAGTATATGCGGAAGCACTAACATGCAATATTTGTACTCTATTACAGCTTCCGAAAATGATAAAATTTATAAATCTACTAATTCGGGAACTACGTGGACACCTCTTCCCAATGTTCTTAATAATCTAAATTGGGTATCTATTTGTTGTAATCTTGATGGTACAAAAGTTGCTGCACTTTCATACAGAAATGGAATTAATTTGTCTACAGATGCTGGAAACACATGGTCAGTAGTACCAGATAATGGTAATAACGGATTAACGGGTCTTCATAGTCTAGATTTTAATTCCATTACTATGAGTGCTGATGGGTCTAAATTAGCAGTAGCTGTTCTAGGTGGTGGAATTTATTTATCTATAGATGGCGGAAATACCTGGTCACTTGTACCAGATGACGGCAATAATGGATTGTCTGGACTTCAAAATATAAAATGGAATTTTATTACTATCAGTGCTGATGGTATAAAATTAGCTGCTTTTGGAAAAATTATTAATAATGGTAGCAGTAGTAGTAGCAGTAGCAGTAGTAGTAGTAGTAGTAGTAGTAGTAGTAGTAGTTATAATACACGAAAAATTTATTTATCTTCTGATAGCGGTATTACATGGTCAATAGTACCGGACGATGGAAATAACGAATTATCTGGTCTTCAACATCAACAATGGAATTCTGCATCTTTTAGTTCAGACGGTACAAAAATAGCAGCAGTCGGTTATTATGGCGGTATTTATTTATCTACTAATAGTGGAAACACATGGTCACTTGTCCCTGATAACGGAAATAATAATTTGACAGGTCTTCAAAACCAACCATGGAATTCTATTTTTTATAGTTCAGATGGTACAAAAATAGCAGCGGTTTCACAATTTGATACATTTGGGGGCGGTATTTATTTATCTACTAACAGTGGAAACACATGGACATTATTTGATGATTTATTTACATTACAACTTCAGAATCAATATTGGAATTCAATTATAACAAATAATCAGGGTAGTATAGCTGCTGTAACAGATTTAGGAATTTATACATATGTAATTATTATTACTATTACCGTAAATGGCACTAACGTTCCAATAAATGGTAAATATTATGCTACCGATTCTACAATTACTTCAGTAACTGTTACCGCTACCTCTACAAATGAATTATCTGTTTTAACTGTTTCAGGAAATACTGGATTAGTTACCGGTTCAAATACAATAACAATTCAAGACACTACTGATTCGGTTATAACTGATTATTATATTTATGTAGTAATTCCTACTGTATATAATCCTGAAACTAACTATCAAGGAGACACAACAGTAGTTTCTATAATAATTCCTGATACTGTTACTACTATTGCAGATTCATTGTTTACAGGATGTACTAATTTAACTGCAATTACTATTCCTCCAACAGTTACTATTATAGGTGCGAATTCATTCAATGGTTGTACAAATTTATCTATAATTACTATTCCTCCTAATGTAACTACTTTGGGAGCAAGTGCATTTCAAGGATGCGCAAGTTTAGCTACTATTGAAATTCCAACTAGTGTAACTAGTTTGGGTGAAAGTGCATTCCAGGGATGTGCTAGCTTAGCTACTGTAACAATCCCTACTAGTATAACTAGTCTGGGAGCAAATACGTTTCAAGGATGTGCAAGTTTAGCTACTATAACTATTCCAAATAGTGTAACTAGTTTGGGTGAAAATACATTCCAAGGTTGCTCTAGTTTAGCTACTATTACCATTCCACCAAATGTTAGTTCGGTCCCACAAGGAACTTTTAGTGGATGTACATCATTGACAACAGTAACATTACCAAGTGGAGTTAACAGTATCGGAAACAATGCATTTGATGGCTGCACTTCATTAACGACTTTACAAAATCCATAAAAAAAATATTGCCATAATATATTTTATTTTTTAATGTTAAACTGATGAATTAAAAATCATTATATCCACCCTCAAAATGACAATCCATAATACCACTGTATGAATCCTCGTTATAATCATCTACAATACTATTGATGTTGTCATATTCATCATATTCATTCACAATGTCCATTGTATAATTGTTATCGTCAATAACTGGTTCAATCGCTTCTATATCAACGTCCTTCAAATAAGTATCAAAAACACTCGTATAGTTGGTTGATTCACCTGTTGAAATCTCTTCGCCTACATCAACAAAACCTCTGCCTCGCTCAAAATTATAGATATAATTGGCACAATTACAGCAATATCCTATAAAAATACCGTTAATAGAACCAAAATGAGCACAGTTATTACAGTTAGATGGACCCGTTCCCTCTTCATGATTTCTGGCCCATTCTAGAGGGAAATTCTCTTGATACCAACTGCCTTGAAGCAGATATTTACCTTGGTAATAGAAAGGGTCTTGTTCAGGTACCCCCTCATCTTCAGATTCATTATTATTATTATTATTATTATAATGCGTCATAACTGTCTGTTTTATTAACCACAATAAAACAAACATAATTTTTCAATTTTTTTAAAATTTGTAAAATAAAAAAAGGAGGGATTTAAAGGGAACCTTGGTTCCCTTTATTCGTCCTCATCTAATTCTTCTGCAACAGCATCTTTCTTAATATTCTTATCTAAATACCTATAAATCCGTTTAATATCTAACTTTGTGATATTATTGTTCTCAAAAATCTTTTCTATTTCATTTAATTTATCTGTTTGATTACAAAAATCTCCACCTTTATAAAGCCGTAATTCTTGAAACATACATAATAAATCCTTTTTATCTAAATCTAACGCTTGAGATAAATTATACGTAAACAACATATTATTATACTCGGTGGAGTATTTGGTTAATACCTTAGTAAATCGTACTTCCACAGGTTTATAATTATCAGTATTTTCCGGAAACGTATCATGATAAAGTTTATTATTGTAAAAAGTTTTCATGAGAGAACTCATTTCATTAAATTGCCATATTTGACTTTGAAAAGTAATTCTGTCTATATAATCAGCGAAACAAATATTTTTTAAAATCTTCAAATAAAAAGGAAAGGTTTTCTCTATTTTTTTATTTTCTAGAACATCTACAATATTCTCATGCCATAACAGAGCTACTATTGTTCTATCGGTTTCATTCATAAATTGATTATGATGTTCCATAGCTATGTTCTTATTAATTAATGTTTTGGTTATTTTTTTTGAATCTTCATTGTAAGATTTAACATGAAAAATGTTCTCAATTCTATCCTGATTAATAAAGTCGGGTTTTTTTGTTAATATATCATTCACAAATAATAATTTACGTATATCTCCCTGTATGTAATTTAAGATACTCTCCTTATGTTGACTTTTTATCATGTTTATATTGGGATTTGAAATAGTAAGTATTTTATTAATCTGATTTCTTGTAGGAGTTTTTAGCTCAAATGTATTACATACTTTAATCAATTCTTTTATTTTTTTATCAATATAATAGTTTCCTATGCATATGATTGGATTCGTAGTAACATGTTCCAACCGTTGTTTTTTGGTTTTCTTTTGTCTTATTATTTTTATCAATGCAGTTATTCCGCCTTTATCCCCATTGTTCATACCATCAATTTCATCCATAACGATAGCAATTTTTTTTACTTTTTTAGTCATCATTTGGAGAACATTCCTATTAGACACATTATTACTGGTTATTGTATCTATTAGCGATTTATTTCGCACATCACCCGCATCATATTTGATAGTATCATAGTCAAGTTCTTTTAATATATCCATAATAAATTGGGTTTTCCCACAACCTGGAGAACCATATATATAAATTCCCTTTTTATAATTTAGATTTTTATAATTCGCATCAAAAGAAAGCAATATCTCTTTTATTTGATTTGCTATTTCTTCTCTTTCGCAAATAGAATTAATATTCAAATGATTCATAGTAATTGATTTATATTATTATGAATATATTTTTTTATATTGAAATATAAACGAATATAATAAATGAAATTTTATGTAGGTGGTTGTTTTGACAACTATGAAGATATTCGTAATATACAAGATATTATAAAATTACACGGACACGAAATATCCTATGATTGGACCATACGTGCAGAAAAAACAACTATGGAAAACACAAACAACACCAGAACACCTACCATTTTAATGGAAGAAGCAGAATTAGATATTAATGGTGTCTATTTAGCAGACTGGACTGTATTCCTAATCACAAAAAAAGATTATGTATATCGTGGGACATTCTGTGAAGTAGGTGCATCAATTATGAGGGATATATTACGCAATCAAAAGGGTCATACTATTATAATATCTAATGATGATGAAATATATGCCAAAACCTTGTGTTTTTTTTATCACCCAGATATTGTTCATGTAAAAAGTATAGAAGAAGCAATGAAGATTATTAAACAACATTTACATCTACAATAATTTCCGGGTCACTTTTGTTACGATAAATAGGTAAACTTTTTGGTTCTTCTGCTAGCTGAATCGGTATTCTTGTCATTTTTTCTTTGCTATCTCTTAAAGCAATCGTTTTTTCTATTAATTGTTGTTGTAACATTCCTACCATTTTTTGTAATTCATTGTTTTGTTTTATTAAATCATCATTACCTTCTGCTTGTTTACTATTACTGTTGCTATTTGTTTTTGATAGCTCACGAATTGTCTTGGTTTTTTCAATTAATTGTTTTTGTAACATAGTTACCATATTTTCTAATTCGGCCAATTTTTTGTTCATATCTTCATTACCACTATTATTTTCTATAATAGATGCTGTAATATTTGGCTTAGATTGAGAAAGTTCACGTATTGTCTTCGTTTTTTCCACTAACTGTTTTTGTAATATGGTAATCATGTTCTCGTATTCCCCGCATTTCTGTGCAAACTGAGCAAGCTGTTTCTGCTGGTCTTGCATCATATTCACTACCTCTTGGTTTGTTAAAGCTACTGGTTCCTGACCGTTTCGTTGTAACATAATGGGGGAATTATTCTGCATTTTGGCCATTTCTTCTTTCATCATTTTTTCGCGTTCGGCTTCTATTTCCTTAATTTGCTTTAATACATCAGGTTTCATTTTTGGTAGACCGGGTTCATAATTTTCTAATAACTTATCAATATCTCGTAAGAAAAAATCCTTAATCGGTTGTTCAGATTTCTTTCTGATAAACATATCAACTGTCTTATCAGATTCCCTAAAGTAATTAGGATGCTGATTATCTAACATTCTACGTTTATCAAACGTATTATGTTCATGTGAAAATACTAAAATAGATTTCATAGGGTCTAACTGAACAAAGGGAATAGTATATTCTTTTAAAAATGCCCTCTCTTCCGCTAAAGCTGCCTGGTCTTCATATTTAGTTTGCTTTAATAAATCAGTTCGGAACGCAAAAGTACCGGCTGTAGCATGATTCGGTCCATAGGGTCCACATTGATACATTTTTTGAATATGCTTAAAATAAATATAAATTTCACTTGAACCAGCACATAACGCCTGAGGATTAGCTTCTAACTTTTCCACAGCATCTTCTATGCGTTCTGGTGGATAATAATCATCATCATCCATATAAACAATGATAGACCCCCGTACGTAACTATGCATATAATTTCTCTTTGCTCCTAAAGTCATTTTTTCATTTACTTCAAAATATCGGATTTGTGGAATATCAGATTTCTCAATTAAATCTCTTATTTTATCAGTTCCATCGTCAACAATTATCCATTCAATACGATGTTTTGGGTAAGTTTGATTACGAAAACAATTAAACATATTTTCAATAAAAGGGCGGCGATTGAAAGTAGGAGTACATACACTTACTAATGGCAACTCTTTTTTCTTTTCGGAAAGTTTTTTGTTATTAGTCATTAAATTTAAGTAAGACTCTTAATATGTAAAATTAACGATTCTGTTTCTAAATGATTTCTAAATTAATATAAAAATTACTAATTTATAAAATTGGACTACCTATTTTTTCATTTTTTTATTTATTATAAAATTGTGTAGGCGTAATACTCGGAGTTGGAGTAGGTGGTGGCGGAGGAAGAGTGATTGACCTATCTTTCTTTGGTTTCATTAAAAATTTTATAACACTAAACAACATATAACCTAATCCTGCTGCAGTAAATCCATAAACTGATAAGGTAGCTAATTGAAAAACCACTGCAGAATTATCATAAGTTTTTTCTTCTGAAACCACTTTTCTCATATTGGCCAAATCATCTAGAGAATTCAAATTAAATTTAGATTTGATAATGTAGAACAAAAAAGATATTATTATAAAGATAAATGATAAATTAACAAAATAAAGCGCATTTCTTAACGTGGTATTGGTAATATGGTTTTTAGCATCAAAAAACATATAAATAAACAAAGCCATGTAGACCATTAAAAAAAAGTTATCTGATATAAATTCTATGTATTCATATAACTTCTTAATAAATTTCCTTAAAAAAGAATTGTTTTCAACATTATCCTCTTCAGGGTCTTTGTTATCAATAAATTTTAACATATCCACGAATGTTTCGGTTATCTTTGCCATATCTCTGTCCATATAAAACAAAAAAGCGTAAATTGAATAAAACACGAAATAAATAAGACAAAAAATTCCACCTAGAGGTACGCTAATCGCAGAAATAATTAAAAATCTTACTATATTATAGAGTATTTTTAACACGGTGACGGCAGCATCTACTTTAGACTTTGGAACAGCATTTACGATACCAGCCATGGCATTTTTTTTAAAATCACCTTTCATAGCAGAGGCTTTTTCTTTTAAACTACTACCCATCTTAGATAAAGAAAGCCCACCTTTTTGGACTTCATCAGTATTAGGACCCGTATCAGCATCAGGAGCAGGAGCAGCATCAGCATCAGGAGCAGCATCAGCATCAGGAGCAGGACCCGTATCAGGAGCAGTGTCAGCATCATTAACAGGAGCAGCGTCAGTACCCTGAATTGTATTTAGTCCATATGGTTTTGCTTTAGCTGTCTTATATTTTGCTTCCATTTTCTGTTCAAAGTCAGTGGCCTCCTTAGATGTTTTCTCCAATTTTCTTATTTCTACAATTAATTTATCTATTTGGTCTTTTATATCCCGATTATTAGGGTCTAATTTATTCTTATTTTCTAAATCTTTGAAAATAGCTTTTTTTTCATCTAAAAGTTGTGTGTTTTTATTTAATAGTTCTTGTGTTTTTTTTAATTTATTTTCATCACGTTTTTTATCAAAATCATGATTAAATATAGATGAAGATGACTCTGTATCAGGAATTAAGAAAAGGATAACCACATATAAAAACATTAAAGCCACAATAGCATTAGTATAATCCCCTTTTATTGTATCTATCAAAAAGTCACGAACAGTAGATGCCAAGTAATAACTACATAAAAACACTGCAAAAAATAAAATAATGTAACATAGAGTATGGTTTACGAATTTAACAACTATTTTAGGTACAAAATCAAGTAATATCCATTCTAATTTTACAGGAAATACCAAAGCATATTCAATAAAGTAAAGAATCAAATATTTTAATATTTTATTACTAGTATATTCATCGCTTAATTTTTTTATCATATCAACTGAAAAATCAAACAATTTATATTTTCTTTCAAATTTATTATCGTCATCAAAATTATTATAAAACATTAAGAAGTACCAATTATTTACTACAAAACAACTAAACGTCAATGCTTCTAATAAACATAAATGAGTATATACATATTCTTCGTCTATTTTTTGGTCACCTTGCGAATCTACAGGTTTTAATGAACTAACGTTAACTCCTGAAATATCATTCAAACCACCAGATAAATCTGAAATAGTAGAATAGACCTGATTAGAAATGTTGCTATTTACTTTTTGCGCTGCTTTATTTGTAGATATTTTATCAGTTATGTAATGCGCTAACTCATGATTATATGATACAGTAGAATCATAGAGATAATTAATAAAATCAATAATTACTTGTCTAGGGTCTTTTCCACCAGCACCTTCTTTATCGTCATTTATATTGTCCCAACCATCCCAATCTCCATGGTCAAAATGAAAACGTTTAAACCCTTCTATTACGGGTTCGGTTTCAGGTTCAATATATATGTTATTAAGAATTTCAGGAAAATGTACCTTTTTAATATTTGGTGGCTCTTTCCTTTTTTTCTTTATTTTTTTTATTTTTTGTATCATATTCATTGTCTGAAAATTTGCATCGTTGTTACTAAATATTTTTTTTTCAGAACTATTAGTGTTTATGTCTAACATTATATATTATATATATGGATTGAAATATAATATATAGACGTAACTTTATTTTCATAGATAGTTCCTTCTCTTCACTTTTTAAAATTATCTGGCATATAGCATACCGCAATTACCGCCAATAAATGATAAAATATTATATCTTTCTTCATAAATAGTTAAATTATAATTATAATTATACAATTTCCAATTGGTTTTACGTACACCAATTGGATTTCCAGCAATGTCGCAAACAATATCATAACTGGAATTTGCTAAATCTAATGGTGGTGTGTTGGTTGTAATTTCTAATTCTATTGTTTTAAAATTACTTAGATTTAATGCACCACATGGTTGAATATCATATGGGTTTGTATTTAAACAAAAATTATAACAATAAAGTCCTTCTTTGGCGAACCCTGCGGTCCTAGTGTACTTTTCTACATAATTATAAATACCATTTTCTAATGTGTTCTCTCTATATTCACCATTTAATAAAATTCCCATAGTACTCAAAATTTCTTTTTGATTTTCTGGATGATAAATACCAGTAGTATTAATACCAGTAGTAAGCTCACCGTTGGGATGTACATCTATACCGTAAGATACATCAATTGTACCGGCCCCTGCTAAAGTTTTAGGAAAATAAACAACTTCTGAATCAGTAGAACCTTGCTGTCCAATAGATACATTTGACGGTAAATCAAAATAAGGCCAATTTGTATAATTTGACCACTCATTTCTTAAATAGATGTCATTCCTTTGAAAAAACCACATCCAATTAGAAACCATTCCAGTAGAATATAATTGTACGCGTTTAGAACCAGTAATGTTTTCAAAATTATATTTCATCACATCTTTAATTAAATATACTTGGTCTTCTGATGCAAAATGTTTTGCTTCTTCTTTTGATAAAAAACAATAGGTAGATAATAAATGTACATCAGCATTCCATGTACTAGAATAGTTTTGTTGATTAAACGAAAAATTATATGATGGATCTAAAAGCACACTTGGTGGTGTTTGAAGAAAACGATACATTTGAAATCTATTTTGATTAAAATCAGGTTGAACATAAGGATATTGATATTGGTTATCAAATACGTCACGTATAACAAATAAATCTTGTATTGGGCGTAATGTTACGGTAATTGTCAATTCGTTATATTGTAAAGCTATCAATGGAAATGCACAAGCAGTATTTAATGTGAACCACGTGTTAATCGGAATATATATTGGTCTTCCACGAATTGAAGGCTCTGCGCCAGTTCCATTCGGTGTATAAAATGAACTAGGATATGTATTTTGTCTTCCTAGACAATTAGCTGGGTCATAAAATTCAGGAATATTACCAGACATTGTATTGAATAATTTCTTCTTTTCTTGTGAAAAATCTCTTTCAACCATAGCTGCTAAATATTCACCAGTATAAGATTGTAATAAAAACGAACCACAGTTAATATCTATTCGTTGTATCATTTGTGTTCCCAAATCTCTTATCCATTTAAATTCATACGGTACCCATAAAAGATTGGTATCAATTGTAGGATTATATACGATACTCCATATATCTGGTATATTTACTACTAAGTATGTATCCATCAAAAGTTCTGCGTATCTAGGAATTTTAAATGTAAATGTAGACGATTCGGTAAGACGCAAGTCTCTTAAACCATCATAGTCTATCCGAAATTTCTGAAGTCCAAAATTAGTATATTTTGCATAGGATACTTTAAAAAAAGTTTTACTAGGATTTCCTGTTAAAAAAATATTATTATTTCCTACAGATACGATATTTAGTAAACCACCAGCCATTCTTAATTAATTATATATATGGATTATTATATATATTTTTATTATATTTGTTTATATATAGAATATGAATTTAATTAAAAAATTATTATTAATCGTAATTCTCGTACTATTTACTTATGTTTTATGGAGGTTATTAAGAAAACGGGTAGAATTACAAAGAGAAATTGCAAAAGAGGGATTTTCTATTCCTTTTTTTGGCAGTGCCTCCGAAAATGAATTGAGTAACTTAAAAAATACAAATACGGTTTTGATACAAAATTCGCATAATAATGAACTTCCATTAAAAGAATACTGTATAAAATCTTCTTACAATACTGCATTAACAGGTAATTATATTAATTTAGATATGATTAGTTATGTTCTTAGTCGTGGATGTAGATTTATAGATTTGGAAATATTTTATATAGGTCAGACCACAATTGATATCAAAAATCTTTCTACGACTAAATATACAGCTCAGGTTGCTTATTCTACAGATAATACATTTACCACAATTAATACTGAAAATAGTATTTTGTTAGACCAAGTATTAACTACTATTGTTACTAATGCGTTCTCATCACCTAGTCCAAATTTGAATGACCCATTATTTATTAATTTAAGAGTAAAATCTAACAATTATGATGTGTATAAAGCAATCGCTGCTTCTATAGACAATACTATTAAGGAAAAACTTTACACAGATAAATCCAATGTTGCTATTCCAGTAAAAAATTCCACTAAATTATCCGAGATTATGGGGAAAATAGTTATATGTATAGATAAAACGATTGACCGTTCTTATAAAAGCCATACAAGTTGCAATGATATTAAGGGTAAATGTTATGATTTAACAAAGTTTATTAATATGGAAACAGGCAGTGAAGATTTAAATCTTTTACGTTATTCAGAAGTTATGGACCAGTGTACCATTCCTATTGAAATTAAAAATGATAATAAGAGTACAACTGTAAAAACAATGAAATATGTAATTCCTAATACAAAAAATGATAACTCGTATAATCCAAATATAAATGATTTTATAATAAAATATTCTGCACAGATTCCCGCATATCGGTTTTACAAAAATGATAAACAACTACGAATTTATGAAGATTTTTTTGATGAAAATGGGACTGCCTTTGTACCATTAGCGAAAGCAATCACTTATTTTAAAGACCTAAACAATTAATTTTTAATTTAGTAAAAAGGTATCTTAGTATACGTTGATTAATAAAATATATACCTATTTTATACAAAAATAGATATGTCAAGAAAAAGTAATAATAATAATTTTGATTCAACTAGACCAATAAAGGAAATATATAAAAAATATAAATCAGAACTATGTGATGATGACATGACCTTTCATGATTGTGAATTAGAAATATTGAGGCATGCGGTAGACGAAAGTGAACAACAAAGAGGTTCAAAAATTGTAAATAGCGAAGAGGTACAAAAAATGCTTACCATAGTTGAAAATTTTATTATTCGTAAAAAATTAATTTGTTATGGTGGAACTGCGATTAATAATATTTTACCAAAATTTGCTCAGTTCTATAACCGTGATATAGAGATTCCTGATTATGACTTTTATTCAGATAATGCTTTAGATGATGCAAAAGAATTAGCCGATATTTATTTTAAAGCTGGATATATTGATGTTGAAGCGAAAGCAGGTGTTCACATGGGAACATTTAAAGTATTTGTAAATTATATTCCTATTGCTGATATTACTACTCTTCATAAGATGGTGTATGATTCTATTTTTAATGATTCTATAAGAATAGCCGGTATTCATTATGCTCCTCCAAATTTTTTGAGAATGTCTATGTATTTGGAATTATCTAGACCTTCAGGAGATGTTTCTCGTTGGGAAAAAGTTTTAAAACGATTAAATTTATTGAATAAATATTATCCTATAAAATCAAAGTCAAATTGTAACACTATAGATTTTCAAAGAAAAATGGACTCTAATTCACATGATTCTGAACGATTGTATATCAGCACACGTGATTCATTTGTAGACCAGGGTGTTATATTTTTTGGTGGGTATGCTACTAGTTTATATTCAAAATATATGTCACCGATTCAAAAACACGTTGCTAAAAAAATCCCCGATTTTGATGTTTTATCTGAAGAACCTGGTAAATGTGCTACAATACTGAAGGAATCATTATTACGTGAAGGATTTAAAAAAATAAAAATTATATCTCATGAAGAGATTGGTGAAATTATACCATTGCATTATGAAGTAAAAGTAGGACTGGAAACAATCGCCTATATTTATAAACCTATAGCATGTCATAGTTATAATAAAATTACTGTTGGTGATAAAGAAGTATTAGTGGCTACTATTGATACCATATTAGCTTTCTACTTTAGTTTTTTATACATTGATAATAAATATTATAATAAAGACCGGCTTTTATGTATGGCCAAGTTTCTGTTTGAAGTAGAAAACAAAAATAGATTAGCTCAAATCGGATTATTAAAAAGGTTTTCTATTAATTGTTACGGAAAACAGATGACATTAGAAGATATCCGCTCAGAAAAAGCAGAGAAATATAAGGAGTTGTCTAATATGAAAGGAACAAAAGCCTACGATATGTGGTTTTTAAAATATGTTCCTGCAGAATCTGATAAAAAGAAGGAAGATAAACCTATAAAGTATAAAAAGATTGGAGAAAAAGAAAATATAACGTATAAGATTTCAAAAAAAACCGAAAAAAAACAAGTATCTTTTTATGACATTCTACGTAGAAAACAAACACGAAAAAATAAATAATATAATTTTTATATAATAATATATATTATATGAAAAAAACCAAAACTATTATTCTTTTTGTATTATTTATTTTAATTTTTGTTTTAATTTTTTTATTATTATTATTTAACAATAGTTTTAAAGAAGGATTACCTAAGCCAATTACTGTAGATTATAATTTTATTATCAAAAATATATTACCATCTTCTTTTAAGTTTACACCTTTTTTATGTACTGATGGTTACATAGACTCTGTAAAGCTAACTTATGATTCTTCAAGTAAATCTAATATTACACTTCAAAATATTAGTGTTAATGCAAATAATAAGGAGTCGCTTTTGTATTTAAACAACTTTATAAATGTTGTTTTTGAAAATTTAATTAAAGTGGATATTACAATAACAAAAGAAGAAAAAAACTTGAGCGATATAACGTTTCAACAAATAAACAAGGATGGTACAAAATATTATGGAATTTCTATTAAAGATTATTTACGTTTTTTTGATAGTTTTCTTAAAACCGCTCTCAATAATATAATTATTTCATATAATACGTCACTACCAACGAATGATATACCTATACCTAATAAATGTTTACTATTTAAGAACATCACTTTTACTTTAAATAATACCCTACTTAATTTATCAAGTTTTATTAAAAATGATGACCGACCATTTTTTAAAAATATTAAAAATCAAGATACCATAGCAAATAGCATTTGTTTTGTAACAAATTATTTTTTAACATTATTTAATAGATTTGATATTACTTATGATACTAACAAAGTTTCGTCATTAATTTATCCTACTCCTGTTCCAACAACACCTGTTCCAACAACACCTGTTCCAACGACACCTGTTCCAACGACACCTGTTCCAACGACACCTGTTCCAACAACACCTGTTCCAACAACTCCTGTTCCAACAACTCCTGTTCCAACAACTCCTGTTCCAACAACTCCTGTTCCGACTACGCCTGTTCCAAAAAAAGCTGTTTCTTATACGATATCAAGTCTTATGTCGGATTTTTTGAATTAACGACAACAAATAATATACTCATATATATATTATTTAGTTATGAAAAACATTTTTAATTTAACATCTTTAGGATTAGTAATATTAATCATTTTATTATTCTATATTTACTACACATATTTTAAGATTAATGAAGGATTTACAAATATTTTACCAACACAACAATTAAATAGTATAAACATGGATAAATTAAACCAACTAGGAAAATATGTTAAAAGTGTAAAGTTTACTCACGACCCATCATTAAAACAAAATTCACAAAAGTGTACGGAAAACAATTCCATTCATTGTAATATAATATTTCAAAATTTATCATTTATTATGAATGGTGTAGTTTTAGATATGAATAACTATGCGAATATAATGTTACCTAATTTAGTAAAGATTGATATCGCAATGCAACCTGTAGGTAATACAACCGTTATTGATTTCTCAAATATTTTCACTCATGTAAACAGTGACGGAAGTAAATATACAGGTGTCCCTTTCATCAATTTCGTATATTTTATTCTAGATTATTTAGAAAATGGTGTAACTAGTATATCTATATCAGGTAATGGTGAAACTTATTTAATAGGAAATACTCTTCCAGAACCTCCTAAGATTACATTAAATAATATTGACATAACAATTGACGGTGAAAAAACAATATCTAAAATAGGCGATTTATTAAAAAAATACGAATGGTTCAAAAATAGGGGATTTGTAAATTTTGGGTTTGTAGAAAAGGAGATTTCATTTCCAAATCAGTATGTATTAGTTGATTTTTTTAATTTGTTACTATGTAATGTCTATGAATTTAATACTGTGACTAAAAATAGTTATAACCCTCCTTATTATTTAATAGCAAACGGACCAATTCCTACAACTTCTGCACCCATTCCCACTATGCCTAGCTATGCTAGTAATCCGTTTTCTGAACATACTTATTCAAACCCTACTTTTTTAAATTTTTCATAAATTACATAAAAGTACGTTTCTCTTTATAATCAAAGATTGGATGAATTTGTTTTCTATACTTGGCATAATTTTTTTTCACTATTTTCTATTCTTGAATTGTGAAAAACTTTCTTATCAATTAAAATGCACATCTATATTGAAGTTTTTACCTATGATAAAATTGCATCACATTGTTTTAGTAAAAAAAGAAAAATTGTTAGCTATTGATTTTACCCCCATAAATCAATCAAATACAAAAACTCTTTTAAAATTATTGGTTGGTAAAAATGTTCCTGCTGAAATTAGAATTCGGTCAATAAGTAATTGGTCACTATCTGAATGGTCTGTTTCTAATGGAAATAGTCTGCTCAATACCACGGAAATTTTAAATGAGATTTGTAAAATTAATGAAACACAATGGACATATATGAATCTTTATAACCATAATTGCCAGCATTTTTCCAAGGAGTTGATAAATAATTTATATCTCACTTAAAAAGTTTGTGAACTTTAATATTCCGTAATAAAACGAACCAAATATTATGCTTTTCAAAACTAATCCACTAAAATTAAAGTTTCCATCTGCATTATAAATGGATAAAAAGGAAAACCTTTTAAAAATAATTGTGTTTATCATAGGTAACTGAAAAAAGAAAAACAATACCATAATAAAAAGGGGTGTTTGGAATTCAGTCAATAACATATCTATCTTTTTCTCTTTCCTGTTCTTTTCTTCATATTCTTTCAAATTCTTTTCAGTCATGTCCTCGTAGTTTCTAACATAATCCTCTTTATGATTTGATTTGGGTATGAAATTTGGTCTAATTTCCTCATCGTGATTATATCCTGATTGGTCCTGAGGAATATCTCTAGAAGGTAACCGCTGTGGTTGTATTGTCTGTATTTGTAACTTTTGCTCTTCGGATACATATTGTGGTTGTACTGGTACTGGTGGTACCATAATTGGATTTTGAGAAGAAATACCATATGGGTTAGGATGAAGGTTTATAGGAACATATCCATTCGTTACAGGAGGCTGTTGCACATTAGGATTAAAAGTATTCTGTGGTCCTCCATTATTAGGAACATCTGGTAAATCAGAAATGCGAGTTATATTTTCCATAGTAACTATACAATATCTAATAATTAAAGATTGTATAGTTTACGAAATGTGATTATTTACATATTTCCTACTTTATTTTCATTTGGGTCAGAAATATCAATAATACGTTTTGTACTGTCACATTTACTAGGATTTAATGAATATTTATAACATTTTTCGCCATGTTTGTATATTTTTCCCTCAAATTCACTTAAAACTGGTCCATTGAAGACAATACAATTTTTATCTTTACAAACTTTATTAAACAAAGTTGCTAAACCAATTCCTAGTATTACTGATATAAAAGTCCGTCCTAATGGTGTATCTAATAATCTTTTGATATTCATTCTATATTATAGTACGATATAATATAAAAAATTAATTCTATGATTGAGCTTCTACGATTGACCTTCTACGATTGCATCGGTATTTTTGAAATTTTGCTTTCATCTCTGGGACAATCTACTTCATTTTGAACAAATGAAAAACAACTATCTGTAGCATCTCGGTATTGTAAAACATCTACATTATCAGGGGTAGGATAAACATATACTTTCCTAGTATCAGGAGCGGTCATATAAACGGCAAAAAGTCCAAACGCCAAACTTGCTAAAAAGACTGTAAAATTAATATACTTGAATAATCCCATATTAAAGTATAGTTAGATAAATATCTTACATTTTCATAGTTTTATTCTTCTTCTTCATCTTAGAAGCATCTTTCATAGCCTGTTTATACTTGTAACTAGGATTCTTGGCGCGTCCTTTATTAAAAACATCAACGACAAAGCTAACCCAAGATTTGGCAGCACCATTCATTTTACGGCTCTTTCTACGAGATTTCTTTCCACCCTTTGAAATAGCAGTGAGAGGATTACCACCTTTAGTTAATGTGGTAGCAGTAGAAGCAACTCCTGAATCTTTAGGCTCGGCAGGAGTAAAAGAAGTAGCAGGCATTCTATATATTACTAAAGTATTTTTTTTAAAATGAATGAAAAAAAACTATTTTATTACAAATAAGCTACCTAAACTAAATCTACGCACTTTCTAAATTAATTTGCCCGTGCTTCAATTACTACAACAGATACATCATCCCAGCCATTTGACTCAAATTGGATTTTCTGAATCGGACCAACCATTGACATACGAGCATCCCATTCCTGACGCCAGCGGTCCGCGGCTTTACTACAAAGCTCTGCGCTGCTTTTACTGGAAAGGTCCGTCATATCCTCTTCAAGCCCCTGGACAATCATATCATAGAGACCATCACTTCCCAAGACGAACCGGTAACTGCAGCCCGGTTCAAACGCAATCGTCTTTACCTCAGGACAGTAGCCAGTCATAGAATTGTGACCAAGAGCCTGAGTGCAAGCCAACCGTCGCCCATAATTGTCTTCTCCGGGGAAGACCATGTAAAAGGAAGAGCATGGCTCAATCATGGTAGGTGCCACAATACGGATATTGCTGCTCTTTATAATCCTAAATCCCATCTCCTCCACCCGTTTCACTTCCTCAGGATTGAATCCATTGTGTTCGGTGCTCTGGTAAATCATGACTCCGTCCTTGAACGCAGTGACTTGTGAGTCCCCGGAGCTGAGACAAACCGCCCGATTCTGGTAAACCTTCACGATGACCACAGTAGCGCCTGAAGACTCCCACTTAAAGATTTTATGAGAATCATCAATGTACTGAGCCAAAGCTTGAACTGGGAAGGGCGACCCAATCAGCTGAGCCAGCTTTGCATTAGGAATGGAACGTATAATGTTAATGCAAGCATCAGAGCCATGACCATCGTTAAGGATGGCCCACTTAAATGTCTCGCCGGTTTCACTGTCAATTCCTTCGCCTTGTCCTGTAAAATCCTGCTTCTTGCAAAGCTGCTGAACCGTTGACGTAATCGTCACCGTGTGAGTAAGCTCCGAAATACCCTCCATCATTACTTTTGGTGCATGTATATCAATTCTATAAAATCGTAAAAAGTTTTCAATTTTTTATGATTTTTTTTCTAGCGGTTTTACTTCTTAGTTTTCTTCTTCTTCTTTTTATTAGCAGAATCAGCTGGTTTCTTCTCATTTTCTAATTCTTTTAATAAATCTGGATGAATAAAATTATTCATACTGGATTTTTCTTGGACATCTTCCCCATCTAACTTAAATACAAAATTATTCGGGGTATCAGTTGTGTTTAAAGAATAATTGGCTGCTATTTTTTGTTGAGCTTCTATTCGCTCTCTAATCTCTTGTTTTCTCTTTTCTGTCTCATCAGCTTGAGACTTCTTTTTATTTTCCATTTTAGATTTCATTTTGTCACGCATGGATGCCTGTTTTGTCATTCTATCTATAGCATTGGTATCTAGTTTCATATTTTTTCCTAGACCCCCCATACTACTCGCCATCTTCTTAAACATTTCACTAAATTCATCCTGACCACCCATTCCTTTCATTTTTCCTAACAAATCACCGGCTTCCTTCATAAGCTCTTCTCTAGAAATCTCTCCACTTTGCATTTTAGAATCTAGTTTTCCACTTACTTTCTTCATCAAATCCATTATTTTCGCAGGATTCTTCATTAGCTTTTTAATAACATCTTGTGTACTCTTTGCGTCCTGCATATCATCACCAATTAAATCAGTAAACTCACCGGATATTTCTTCCGCCATTTCCTTTGCTAATTTACCAATCTTTCCGTCAAAAAGACCCTTTAAATGTTCATGAATGTTCTCCATATTTGGTAGTCCTCCAAATGATTCACTTGATGGATTTCCCATGTTCTCAAACATTTTTTTAAACTGTTCTCTTCTATCATCATGTTCACCATCGTTTGGCCCATCCTTTGGCTCATCATTTGGCCCATCCTTTGGCTCATCCTTTGACCCTTCGTTTTCCATTTTACTAAAAAAATCAGTAATACTACCCATCGTTTCCTTCAGCTTTTCTTGTAACATGTTCTCATCAATTCCTTCAAACATATTCATAGTATCACCAAAATTAGCCTTATCTTTAATTCCACCAGTAATGCTAAACAATACCAATTGAAGATATTTCCACATGGTTTTTTTGGTAGTTTCGGTAATATCCTCACAATTAAACAATAATCTAAAACTCGTGTTGGGTAAAAAATAGGTATTAATTTCACTATCTACTAGAAACATATCATCATTTTGATATAAAATATCAAAAAATCTCTCAGGATAAACCTTTAAACAATACTCAAAAAGACTCATTAATTCTATGTCAGAGACATCAGGGTCATTCCACTTTGACCATAAATACGAGTAATCTGAAAACGTTAAAGATAAATCACTGGTAAAATCGGCAATCAATGACCGAAAATTAGGGGGCAATTGTTTTTCTAATTCTTTTGACATGAAATATAATAAACAAATATATATTTTTATTTAGTTTTATTACATAATATATTTATATTAAGTGACTTTTATCAAATTTGTAGGGTTTCATCAAATAAACTGTAAACATCACGGTCATGTGTAATAATAATAATACATTGTTTGTATTTACGAAAATCACGAATTATCTTGAGTAATTCTTGTTTTAAATCGTTGTCTAATGCGTTGGTAGGTTCATCTAAAATTAATATTTTTGAGGGATTAATTAGACCACTTATAATATTAACTACTTGACGTTGTCCACCTGATAAATTCTCTCCTAATGCCCCTGCTTGTTTACTATAAATATCCATTTTTTTATAAAGTTCTCTAATTTTATCATATTTCATAATTTCATTTAGATATTCTTGACAAACGATTGGTTCTTTACAACCGTATAACATGTTCTCTACAATTATTTTATCAAATAATTTAGAAGACTGATTTACATAAACCATATTTTTACGTATATATTCGGGGTCTATTTCCTGAATATTTTGCTCATCAATATAAATTGTACCTTCATTGCATTTGTAAAGTCGTAATACTAATTTCACAAAAGTAGATTTTCCGTTACCAGATAATCCAGTAATTCCAATGATTTTGTTTTCCATATTTACATCAATATTCATATTATTAAAAATGGGTGTTTGACTCGTTTTATATTTAAAAGTAACATTTTCAAATCGTATTTGTTTAAAAGGTAAATCAAAAACATCATACTTTTTGTTTTTTAACAGAAAATAATCCTTTTCCATATCTTTAAAATGTATCAAAACTGAGTCAGACCTACCTAAAAATTCTATAAAATCTGGTACTAATTGTATAATTGTCATCATTTTATCACGGTATAACAGAATTATTGTAAAAAACGTGATAAAAATAGTGACATCTATTTTCCTATTAAAATATAGATAAATTAAATATCCAATGGAAACAAAAATGATAATGAAAACAATGACTGTCATTACAGTGCCATGAAAATTAGTATTTGAATAAAATGAATATGCCTTATTGATACTATTATGGGTTTTGTTAGAAAAAATATCTATTTCATTATTTACCTCTCCTCTATAAATTATTTTATCAATATTGTTTAATATTTCTTGTAGATATGATTCAGTATCCGTAACAAATTTTTCATAATCGTCATTAAATAAAAGCATATCATTTAGTGATAGGTACATGTAAGTAACTACACATAAATTAGCAATTGTGAAAGTAATTCCGAAAAGCTTATCTTTATAAAAAAAATAAAGTGAAACAATTATTAGGAATGTAATATTCGGTAAAATATAACCTATTAAATCATTAAATACCATGAATGAAATGGAAGAAATACGGTTAATTGGCGAGTTTAACTTAGTAAAATTTATTTCCGAAAAATCCTCATTGTTTACTTCTAATAATATTTTAACTAATTGATGGCGCATCCACTGACGAAGTTTGGTTAATAATTTATTTTGTAAAAACTTATAAATAGAAAAGAATATTATGAATATAATTGATATTCCGATAAAATAATAGAAATATAGAAAACTGTCCTTTTTATTATTTCTTTGAATTGATTCAGTTATTTTGGCAATAACATAAGATATTCCATTTGTCTGCAAAATATTAATTATAAAACTAGTTATTATCATTAATATTGTATTGAGGGATTCATCATAAAAAAAATTATTTAACAGAAAGTAAATAATGTTCATATGATTTTATATCCTAAATTTTTGGCATCAATGTGGATTGTATATTATTAGTTTGTATTTACAATTATTATATATGTAAATACAATTTTACTTTTGTTGGGAGTAGATGGAAACAGTAGGTTTCCCCCTTACCCCCTTCCTTTTTCGTTGAACGTTGTTTATAAAAATAATAAAGGTATACTGCAGTAAAAAAAGTATTTGTAGTTTATTGATAATTTATTAATATAAATTCCAGTAACCTACCGTTTTCATCTAGTTGGGAGGAATATTTACAAAGAAAACTAAACAAAAAAAAATTGATTTGTTTTCATTATTTAGAAATCAAAATTATGCAACAAGTACATAATGAAGAACTTGTTCCCGGGAAAGATTACTATCTAGAATGTTTTACTTATGATGAACATCATTTACTAATTCCTAATAATCCTGTATATAAAATGGTAGCTACATTTCAAAAATTAGAATCTAGGGAGCCTTCCCCAGACAGTTATAAATTTCCTCATTTCACGAATTTTAGAAAAGTAAATTTAAAAAACCACAAAAATGAAGGGTATGATGTATATTTGCATACTGTGTGGAAATTTTATGAAATAAAAAAAGATATAATTCAAACGGACATGGAAAAGAGAGCTTTGGCTATAGTTTTAAAAAACATTATTGGGGATAAGTATTTTCAAATTGAAATTTTGTAAACCTAGTTATTTTTTAGAATTGACTCATTGAACGCATGGTATCTAAAACACCTGGTGTGGCAAAACAAGTTGTATTTACATCTTCTGAAATATAATTTTCTATTTCGTCCTCCATCACAAATTCTACTGATTCGTCGTCAGTATCTGAACTAACCGTAACGAATCCTAGTTCATTATATCTAGTAAAGGTATCATCATTTATATCATCACTAGGAATAGTTAATGATATGGATGGACGTCTACTACCATAATCTATACTATTGGTACTCAAAATTTCATCCAAATTTTGAAAACTATTTGTGTTTGCTCTTCTTAGTGGAGGCGGATGGATTATTACATTATCATCTAATTCATCAGAATTAGTATTGTACGTCCGCTGTCTGCCTTGAGAAGAACACCTTGCTGATGCATAAATAATACCATAATCCGTTCCAGATGTACGATAAGTTTGAGAAATATCATCGCATAGAAGTTTTAAAAGACCATCTTCTTTCAAATTATTAATTCGCATATACTTACGAATCGTACGAAACATATTCTTCAAATCAATTTTAAACTCTGCCTGAGCTGCACGTTGACGAATTCCCTGTTTTGCCTTATATAATAGTTCTTGAACATTTTGCCGAAATGCATATTTATTGAGGTCATCATTTAGCATCGGTAAATCTGTCTCACCATTAATCAAATCAGGTATACTATATGCTGTTTCAATATATCTTATATCTTCTTTTTTCAAATCATTACAACCTTGTCCATAGATTAATACTTCTACCGAATCGGGATATTTCGTCTTGATATGATATATTTTCTCAATTTCACTAATGATAATTGGCTCAGTTAATACAGAGGTCCACGTGTTAGTTTGCCAATCATAAATTTCACCATTTTCAATACGAAACTCCACATTTCTCAAAGCTGGATAAATAAACTTATGAATCGTTTCTCCGTAAACTAGAGCAGTGTTTTCCATATTGTCTACAAACTGATACTCCGCATTTTTTTTACTACTAAGCCTATTCAACAACACTGCATTATGTTGAAGACCAAACCCTACAAATACATTCATGAAATCTTCATTTACTATGGTAGATAGTTCATGAATATCAGTTATTCCTGTAGTTGGGTCTCCATCTGTCATAAATATATGCCCGATTTGGTCTTCTGGATTTTCGGTATTATAAATTTTTAATTCTTTATCTGCTTCATATAATGCCAACCCAATATTGGTTGACCCGTCAGGTTCTAGATTTCTAATCTTACTGATTATCTCATCTACATTATCCGTATTAATTCTTGTACATTTAACAAGAACATCCACTGTCGTATTAAATATATTAACTTGTATAAATATTTGAGTATTTAGTTTGGACAAATAATTCATCATGCTAACGAATGTTTGTATTACATGGTCCATTTTTGTACAATTTCCCGATGCTCTTTCTCCCATAGATCCGGTCCTATCAATTGTAAAAAGAAGAAAGGTTGGAATTTGTACAAGTTCTGTCTTTTCCATTTTAACAGTAAGAATTCCAAAATACTCATCATCCTTTAAACTTAAAGGAGGTAATGTCTCTTTATTACGGTGTATAATTATATTCGCGCTTTCAATATTATTACTTGCCATAGTTGTACTGGGAAATATATCCAGAACAATAATAACTATTAATTTTTCAATTTTTCGTTAATGCTTTCTACACTTTCCAATGCTCCTTCAACCCATCCTTGTTTCATACTAATCATTTCACCTACTACCATAATATTTTCTTCTGGATTTTGTGCTATTTTACAAAATTCTTTCCGATTTTTATAATTACCTTTCATTGGTGTATAATAATGTGTACCTGCATCCCAATAAAAATCAATCATATCTTCTAATACTAATGTGTTTGACGGAATATCTAGTGCGGTTTCTAATAATCTGGAGAGAACATTGCGATTTTTTGATGTGTTTTCTTTATATTTTTCTAAGGTAATAGCTCCTTTGTTATCAGAATAAGCAATCATGTATATACCGGCATCAGTATTCATAGGTATTATTTTATGAAGTGGACCAGGAATAACAGTGGTTTTTAAGCATTTTTCTTTCATAATACCTTTAGAAGAACTAGAGAACTTACCATAAATACGTAAAAATGGCTGACTCTTTATTTGATTAAAAATTGGTTTATTTGGTAATAATTTTCTTACGCTTTCTATTGTCGTAGCTATTATAAGTTGCTTAGTTAAATACTTTTCTTTACCGGTCAGCACCTCTACTTCTTGACCTATTTTTTTGATAGAATTGACATAGGAAGATACATGAATATTTGCAGCGCCAATTTTTACGGACATTTCTTTTATCATTTGATTCCACGAAAACCCCATTCCTGTAAAATCCGAATAATTATCATCAAATCCATAATGATATAACGTATCATACGCACACTCTTTCTCATAATCGGTATATCCTGCACAAACAGTAAAGTTTTGATAAGAACTTCTCCCATATTTTTTTTCTAACAAGGGTTTTGCATATTCAATAAATGTTTTATTCTGGTCTTTTTCATTATCATAATTAGTTTTTAAATAGAGAAACATCTCTTTTACTCGGCATCTTGGTTCTATAGTAGTAGCATATTGAGAACTTGCAGTAAATTCATGATAAGGAATTTTTAATTCTTTTAATAAATTTATAAGTAATTTATCCTTTTTCTTTCTACCTATACCAGCACCAATTGGTATAGGATTGCTGTGAAAATCTACATTTCCGGCCCTCCCTCCTAAATGGTCATTTGCTTCAAGTAATAATATGCTTTTAGAATGTTTATGTTTTTTAATTTTGTAAGCACAGTATAACCCTGCTATACCGCCTCCAATTATAATTATATCATACATATATTCTATAATCATATTTTTTTACACGTTTATATTCATACTACTTTTTATCAAAAAATAATATGTAATGGCGTTTAATTATTTAATGTATAGCGCTTCGGTTCTCTATTTTATTTGTTATTTACCAGAATTATATGCAAATTACAAGAACAAAAATGCCAATATTTATAATGTTCCGGAGAAATTTATCATGTTAATAGCAACTTTTTTGGCATTTAGTTATGCAATAATAAATAATAATACTGAATTAATAACTAATTATGGACCTATACTTTTACTAGATTCGTTAGCACTAGGTATGAGATGTTATTATGCCTATTATAATAAATCATTAGTCATAATAGGCTCTTCTTCTGAAAACAATAATCATGATATTGTATTATTTTTAAAAGATACTAGCCTGGAATTAGATAACATAATAGATACATTTAGTATAAAAATAGAAGAATGATTTGTGGTTTTTTTTATATTATTATTATACAAATAGTCCTACGCCACCCATAATAATAAAAAATGCAAAGCATAATATTGATATTATGGCTAATCCGAAACAGTTATCTCTGCAGCGACCAAAAGTAATATTGTTATTATTAAATACAGCAATAGTTTCATGTTCATCTACTTGAATAGCAACGGCTTCAGTAAATGATTCTCCAGTATGAATTGCATCATCTACATGTATTATATTATCATGATATATTGGACTTATTACATTCATTTTGTAAAATAGTAAATATATTGTTTTATCTTGTTTACCCCGATAAATTATTTAAAAGGCGGTTTGTCTTTCAATTTATTTATTAGTAACGTTGCGGTTAAATATCTAGTGAGACGCCCATTTTAAATCTTCATCGGTTTATTAAATATTATAAATTATGCATCCAATAATTTCTTCACTTATAGTAATGACACATAATCATGCGTTTGATATAGAAAAATTAAAAACTGATTTTGAGAACATTATTACTTTAAAAAAAGAGATTACAAAAGTTAAAATAGTAGTCAGTGAAAAACTATCTCAATTAAAGATTCAATACAATGAACTTGTAAAAACAAATGGGAAAAAGATATTTTTGTTCTGTTTGGATTCGTTTTATTTTCAATATAAGACTTTTGCTATGGAATTAGAGCATATTGACAGATATCGTTCTCTAATGAATAACAGGATGTATTGTGATTATTACAAATTGTACAATATTATTATTGTTTTTATAAAAGAGAACCGAAAAGATTTAGACATAGATGAATTAGAATTAAAGTCATATCCTATTTATAAAGACCTAGAACCATTTCAAGAATATAAAATAGATGACATTAAAGACATTCATTCTAATATTTTACTATTAATAAATAAATTATATTTACAATTCAATTCTAAAGTTGATTCCGTAGACCATTATAATGAAAATCATCGTATTGGGTTCTCCATTTCTAATTTTTTAAATACACTAGAATATGAGAATCGTTTATTGAAAGAACAGATTTCTTTGTATATCAACTACGTATCTTTTTTTCATATTTCAGAAAAAAGACAACTTAACAGATTATTTATGAGAATGCAAGAGTTTTATAGAGAGGTTGATGAGAACATTAATATTAATCGTACTTTTTCTATAGAGGATATAGGAGAACAAGACCGACTTCATAAGTTTTATATAATTGGAGAAAACATAGAAATAGAGAACATTCTTGAAGATAGCGAATTTATTTTAGAGAAAAACGATATTCCTAAAAAAACCAGTAGTATCAAGAATCAGGAAGAAATAAAAAATACATTAGTAGAACTTATCGTTCAAGACGAAAGCAAAAAATGATTTATATGGGAAAAAAAATAATGAAATATAAAAAATTATTATATATATATGGATACACACAAGATTTTAATTACATCATCTACGCTTTTTTTGTTACCGTTTTTATATGTGATATTGTTTTCTGAAAAATCAAATCATTATGAAAAGGTTTTATCTTTATTATTTGTGATTAATTTTGTTTTCTCATTTGTATTCTGGTGTAACCCAATAAAAAACTCTTTAGTTCATAAAATTGACGCTATTTTTGTAAGAATATCGGTTATAGCTGTTTTTTGTTATATTAGTTTTATAAAAGAGATAGAATTAGATTATAAATTGATATTTTACATAATTTTTTTATTATTTATATATTCAGCATTATTAAGCAACAAATTATCTAGAAAGAATTGGTGTTCAGATTCCCATGTTTTTATTCACTTTTTTATGCATTTGATTGGTATAACAGGAAGTTATATTGCGTTTATTTAATTATTTGTTTCAACATGAAATTTCTAACTATAATATAGAAATCAGAAATCGTAATGACAAAATCAATCACCGATAAAGACTCGGTTTTGAGTGAAAACAAAAAACCGCGGTCAAATGACGGCAAAAGTATTTCAGATACCAATGCTGAAACCGCTAGTAAAAAAGTACATTGGTCCGAAGAAAATGAGAAAATCTTGGTAGAATGGTGTGATGTAGCACAATGTTATAAGTGGTTAAATTCACGCGCACATGCTAAGTTTGCTTACATGCATGCGTGGTTCACTATACCTGCTATTGTTTTATCTACTGTAAGTGGAACCGCATCTTTTGCTCAAACCAGTTTACCTTTGCAATATCAAACATACTCTCCTATGGCTATTGGGGCAATTAATATATTTATAGGTATACTTACTACGATTCAACAATATTTGAAAATATCCGAGTTAAATGAGGGACACCGTGTTTCTTCTATTGCTTGGGATAAATTTGCCCGTAACATTCGTATTGAATTAGCTAAGATTCCTGATGAACGTATGGATGCCGGACCCTTTATAAAACTATGCCGTCAAGAATTTGACCGATTAATGGAAACTAGTCCTATGATTCCCGAGAAAATTACCCATGAATTTAATTCAAAATTTAAAGGTAAAGATGAGGAAAGTATTCGTAACTTTAAGAAATTAAAGAAGCCAGATATTTGTGATACAATCGTCAGTGTAAGTGAAGTACGTAATAAATGGTATTTACAAGGGAGAGAGGAAGAATCTGAAAGTGATAATGATAGTGTTATATTAGAGGAAAACATTATTGCGAAAAACAATCTTATTGAATTACAACAATTAGCTTTAAAAGAAAAGGATGAAGAATTGAAAAAAAAACATAAAGAGGATGCTGATAAATCAAAAAAAATGTTTGATGAATTAGAGGCTTTACGAAAACAAGGTGAGGAACAACGTATAAAACATGAAGTAGAAACGCAAAAAATTAAAAAATACATTGGTTCCTTTGAAGATATGTATGGTCGTAAACCGTTGCGCGAAGAGATTTATGATAATTTAAAAGGTGATGTGAATGAATATTCATTAGATAACTTTTTAGAGAAATATATGAATGATGATTTTGTTTAATTTATAATAATAGTGTAAGAACATATTATTATTATAAATTATGAATAAAACAAAACTAAAAAACAAAAGAAAATTAAAAAATAAACAAAAACGGAAAACCAGAAAAATAAAAGGTGGAGTTGACATCAACGTTATTAATTATTTTACAGATTTATTATTATCAAGATTTAAAGAGGCAAATCAACCAGTAGATTTAGAACAAATTGATAAGTCTGTAAAATTACCTGATTATCAATATGGTGGACTTGCAGGATTAAAGGGTAAATATCAAAATTTACCATTTTATGGTGAAGATTTAAATAAATATATTGGTATGAATGTTGTGAATATGGAGTCAAAAAATATGTCAACTATTAAGAATGTAAGGTATAACTGTATGGTTACTTACAGTATTAAAGACGGACAAACTTACATTAAAAAGACACAAAATTATGAAGAAGCAAAGAAATATATAAAACAAGAATACCAAATTGATATACCTACCATTGAAGAGTTAAAACAAAATAAATTTACACGTACACTTATTAAAGAAGTAACAGATACTAAACCCGTAATACCAAAAAAATATATATTTAATAATCTTTTTGGTAGTAAAACTCTACCAACAAAACTAAAAATTGAAATTGTAATAGAGCAACTAAAACCAGATAATTGTATTTTAACCTTTGATATAGAATCAAATAATTCTCCAGGTATTATTAAAACCATGAAATATGATAAATTAAAAACATTTCAATATGACAAAATTTACATAGTTTATGGGATGGGTTGCGATTTAAAAAAAGAATTATCAACAGAAAGATTACTTTACAACATATCTAAATATTACGACATACCATATGGAGTTTTAGAAATTATTTGTCACGATTTTACTGAAACATTGAGAAATATATTATTTTTATGGGTACAAAACATTATTTTTTTATCAAGAAATGTGATAGGTTTACCATTAACAAATATTGTTTTCTTAAACGATTATTATACCAAAATTTTAACTGAATTAAAGAATAATAAAAAGATTTTGTTGTTAGGAAACTCATTTGGTGGTGCGATTGTAAATAGAATTGCTATGGAAATAAATGAATCTTTAGAACAACAATCTAAAAATCTAGAAATTATTGCATTTAGTAGTATTTTTGTGGCACCTTATTCAAAAGTAAACAAAATAAATTTAACAAATTTTTTAATTTTAGGTGATGTTGCACAGAAATTAAATAGTCAGTTTGAACCTTTACCTCAATCAATAGAAAATTATGACTCAATATCAACGGATGATTACACGTTTAGAATAAACCGTGATTTTAACAAAACAATAAGATGGGTAGACATTTATAATAAAAATAATGAAAGATATTTTGAACAAATTTCATTTAAAAGTTTATTAAATTATGATAACTATGCTCCTTATTTGGATGGTTCAAATTACTTAAATTATTTTCAAAAGACCTTTTCAAATGAATCATCTCTTTTACAAGACACAAGTAAGTTGTTATATGATATTCCTTATAAGTTGTCTCGTTCTACTCTTAATAATTTGATAGGTTCAGAAATTGAATGGACCATACATAATTTAGGTTTAATGGATCGTTATATGGATTTTAAATTTCTGTAAACAATAGTTTTGATTTTACAGCCCAAAAATGATGACCGTTCTCATCAAAAGAAATACAAGTATAAGTTAAAAACGAAGTTAAACTATCTGTAGCAGATTTTAAATAATCAATAACATTCTCTTTTTCATTTTTAATAATTGTTTCATTTTCTACAAATAATGCATAATGTTTTATATGCTTTCCTCCAGTAAAAAAACTAAAAAAAGAACCTAATGTAGTTATAATATCTGTAGAAAACAAATATACATCACCAAATACATCGTGGTGTATTTTTAATTCCGTATCCTTGTCTTCTCCTTCTTTTTTCTCATCATCTTCTTTAGTTGTATTTTCATAAAAAGAATCTGTTTTTTTACACATGTGAACTGCTATTGGGTTTTTTACAGGATTTCCCTCATTGTCCTTCATGGTTAATAATTCTGGATTTTCTTCAAACATTTTAATAATAGGTTCTAAAATTGGAGTATCTATTATTTTTTTCCCACTTGTTATTTCATCTATAATAGCAAATCTAGAGCCGCTAATTAATTCAATATCTTTTTTACTGGTTGTTTCAAAAAATGCATATATAGTATCGTCAATCTCAATGAATCCTTTGTAATCCTTTGTTATATTGTTTAAATGTGATTCAATGGTGTCATTACATTGTTTTAAATAAATTTCTTCAATATCAGAAATAGTATCACCACCTACCATTTTATTATCATTGCGTATATCTATAACTCTTGGTTCTACAGTACTTTGTTCCTCTTGTTGTTCCGTTCCTTGTTCAGGGATTTCTTCTATCCCTTCTTCTTCTAAAGTACTTTGTTTCGTTCCTTGTTCAGGTTCTTCAGGGATTTCTTCTATTTCTTCTTCTACAGTACTTTGTTCCGTTCCTTGTTCCGTTCCTTGTTCAGGTTCTTCAGAGATTTCTTCTATTCCTTGTTCCGTTCCTTGTTCAGGTTCTTCAGGGATTTCTTCCGTTCCTTGTTCAGGTTCTTCAGAGATTTCTTCTATTCCTTCTTCTTCAGTACTTTGTTCCTCTTCTACTGTTTTTTCCGTTCCTTGTTCCGTTCCTTGTTCCGTTGCTGGTTCCGTTCCTTCTAAAGGAATTACTGCTGGAATAATTTCATCTTTCTTAATACCTTCAAATAATACAGGTTCTAATACTGTTTCAATAAATTGATGACTACCATTTTTTTTTTCAAAATAATACTGCACAAATGGTTTTTCCAATGTTTTATTTATTTCAAATAAACAAATATATAACTTGTATGATTTCGTTAAGTCCCTATTGATTCCAAATTTTTGACCTAAGTCATCATTAGTGAAGTATTCATATTGTTCACTTACTTGTTTGGATTCATCCAATAAATCTGCTTTTTCCACATCTTCTTCAATGTCTCTAGATTCTTCCAGTACAGGTTTAGGAGATGACTTACTCAAATACTTACTAACCGATTTTTTTAGTTCACTAATCAAAAACGACATTATATAATGTGATACTAAAATAAAAAAACTTTTGTTTCATAAAAAATTGATTTCTAAATAATTATTATAGTTCTAATAAAAAACTGTCACTGTCAATGTCGCATTCATCTGAATATGTTCACTTCATCAAAACGTTTTTGGTAAATTCTATTTACATGGAATATTCAAAGCAGGTATTTGATAACGGAAATGAAAACTACAGAGCTAATCTTCTAGAATTTATTAATGATAAATTTACATGGGATACGGTATTTTATAAGGTCCATGACCTGTTAAACTATTATTTACAAATAAACACAAACAATGTATTGTCTTATCCTCAAAACCGTTCATCAACTATTTATGAACAGTTTACTTTTCAACAATATATTGATGAGAAGGTAAACTTTCAAACAATTGGCTACAGAGAGTATCAAAAATTTACAAAATCAATGCAAGACCCCTTTTTCAAAACAAACATGTTTGATAAATATCAGCAAGATAATAATATCAAAACTCTCAAGAATCACTTGGTTTATGTAATCAACCTCTATCTTACAAAGCAAATTTACAGTTCAACTATGTTTAGCCCTGAGGAAGAAGATGATATTGATATTATGATAAATGCCATCCCTTACTTTGAATACATTTCCCAAAATGGCTGGACACTTGACCAGATTAATTCTGGAGAAATTCATGTTGACTTAGACCAACCGGTTAGTCATGTGGCATTTAATAATTTAGAGGCCAAGGTTCTACAAAAGATTAACAAGTCATTGTAAAAATAAATATAAAGATATAGCACTCTAATATTGTATATAAAACCTGTTTATTGTATAAACAAAACCTTTTTTCATGTCTTACGAAGATGATTATTACACCGACCCTACGGCTATGGATAATGATGACTTTATGCCATTTAATCCACATGAAGACGCTGAATCAGACTATTCATCTGTTAGTACTAACCGTAAAAAGCAACGTAAGTATCGGGACGAATTAAATAATATTGATAAAGGGTATCATAAGCTAAAGCGTTCTGTTAATTTTAAAAGAACTGATATTGAAGTCTACAGTACTGGTGGATTACCAGGTACAATGATTAGAGATGCGGTTACTGGTGCAAGATATAAGGAATATCGGGTTGGTAGTCGTAATGAACATCTTTTCTTTAAGGTTGCACTTGCTACAGGTGAGCTTGGAATTAATGGGGGGTCATTGTTCTTTGATAGTCCCGAGCAATTTGAAAGACATTTTAAGAATATATCTTTCGTATCTCAAGTAGACAAAGAAAGATGGACAAACAAATGTGCCGAAATTAGAAAGATAACCGCATAATTTTTTATATTTTATTATTGTATGTAGATATGAAAAGCAGAGGAAAGATTAAAAAACGAATTTTACTTGGTTTCAGCAAACCGGTATCGCCTATTAATACTAGCAATACTATATTTGAAGACGATGAATTAGCAACTGCAAGCCGTGTTCGTGAATTTGAACCGAAATATCTAAAAAGTTTGCGAGTTGCTTCACAAGTAAGTCCAGCCAGTGATAATATTGATTCTAGTAGTATACCTGTTGTAACAACTCATGTAATAGATGACTCCCCAAAAGGATTATTTAGAAAACTTGGAAAAAAAATTAGAAATGTTTTTACTCGTAAAAACCGAATACATATTACTGATTCACCAAACGAATCCGTTTATTTACGACCATTAGGTAAAAGAGGAGGTAAAACCCGAAGAAAATCTAAATTTAGAAAAACCAAAAAAACGTATTAATAAAGTAAATAGATATTATTTTATTAATATTATATAATGATGTGGAAAAATATTATCATATCTATTCTTTTGAATATAAACACAAAAGTAATGAGTTACATGATTAATGATTATAAAAGTTATTCGGATTTTTTATCGTTGAGTAAAAGAGACAGGGTTATTAATTGCATATCTGGGAACGATTATAGGTATTCAGTAAATAAAACATCAGATAATGAAATTATTGCAAAAATGATTAAGAACAATCATCAAATGGAACTTCTCAACAAATTAGAAAGTAAAACCATCTCCCAATCCAATAAATTAAACCTTATTGAGCAGTATAATAAAGATTACGGTGTTAATTTAATGGTTAGTAATATTAAAAATGGTGGATTATACAAAGATTGGAACTATTAATAATATAAAAATAATTTTTTTAAAGATTATATTATATAAATGTCAGCAATCGCAGTTTTTAATGATAAAAAAATAAAGGGTACAGTAAGATTTACGGAAAATAAACAAAATAACTGTGTGGATATAGAGATTAATGTAATGGGTTTAAAAAAATCTGGATTTCATGGGTTCCATGTTCATGAATGTGGTGATATGAGTGAACAATGCGAAAGTATGTGTGCTCATTTTAACCCATTTAATAAAAATCATGGCGGACCCGAATCAAAAGAAAGACATGTAGGCGATTTAGGAAATTTAAAAACAGACGAACATGGTATAGCAAATTATAAAACTAGTGATAAAATGATTAAATTAACTGGTAGTAAATGCAATATAATCGGTCGCGGGTTAATTATTCATGCAGATGAAGATGATTGTGGGAATGGTAATTTTCCTGATAGTTTAAAAACTGGACATGCCGGGAAAAGGATTGCATGTGCCGTAATTGGATATGCGAAAACAAAATAAATGTCCATGTATTCTATTTTAAAAATATAATTTAATATTATAGAACATATATTTATTTAATGATTGATTTTAATGCCCCGAATGATACTATACCCTTTATTGCATATGGAATGATAGGAGTTACTTCATTAGTCCTAGCTTATGCTACATTTATGGACGTGGATACTTTTAAACAATCTCAACCAGAGAACGAAGAATCTGCTACTTCTATGTTACCATCTGTATTTGACCAGTCTCCTCCATTAGCCAATGAAGTTAATGAACCACCAACACTACCTGGTATGCCGGTTTCTTCAGCTGAACCTGTGCAAGGAATGCCCGTTATGCCTATGTCACCAATTGTTCCTACTTCACCTTTAGAGCCAATGATGAATCCTCCACCTAATGAATTTCAAGAAGCACAAAAAATCGCGGGTGGGAAAAAAAGAAAACAAAAAAACACAAGAAAACAAAGAAAAAATTGATTTTAAACTATTATTATTAATATAGGGTTAAAATCAATTCAGAAATGATACACGAAATAGTATCAGGAAATATTATTTCACTTAAAGCCATAATAGATGAAACGATACATAACAGGGGGAAAATAGATACAGTTTATGTAAGTATAGGTGGGAAGTGTAATGACTCACATGTTTTATTTAACCGACCAGATTCTGTAAAAGGTAAATCCTTTCCCACTAATTCTCATTATCAATTGTTACCAAGATTTATAGAATTTGATTCTACTACTAAAAATATATTGATAATTGCCTTTGATGATTTTTCAAATGAAGAAACACGTATTTATAATCGTAAGTCAGTGGAAAAAAGATTAACTGAGAATATGACACTTATCCTATTTGATAAAATTACAGATAAACCATTTTTAGAAAGTTTTATGGAACTCTTTCTATTTATTTGCAGTGAAAATGGTATTGACAAAACTAATGCTTACATATGTAATTTCATCAAACATCTCAATGAGCCAAATGTATTGGATTATAAATCGGAAGAAATGGTTCCTCAATTAATTCAGCGTTTCTTAGACAACACCGATTATTCAGAATGCTTTTATCAATGGTTTGGCTACCGATATTTTACATATAATTTTGTCTACAGATACAAACGACATTTACTCTATGATTTAAAAAGTTTTCCTTCTCTTTTTGAGAATCAGTTAGAAACCGGAATCTCAAAAATGTTATCGGATAAAGCCTTTATTGATTTCTTAATCAATATCTATGATATAACAAGCATTGACGGTGAACTACAAATATAGTACCGTTAATTATAAAAAATTGATTTGTTTTTTTATTATTATTTTCCCAAAAAAGTAAAGATAATTATAAACAAAACAATGTTTGACTGTATGTTCAAAAATAATACGATGTCTACCGTAAAATCAACATCAGATGTTGAAATACCTAAAAAAACATGCGACGAAAAAAGAATTGAAAAGTTGAAGTTTAATTATACCAAAGCCAGAGATATGCTTTCTCATTCAGAGGGGCATGTTAAAAATGTTATACAAAGAATGGAACTATCTTATCAATCACAATTAAAAGCTGAGGAAGAACTATTATTGGCACAAATCAAATATAAAAATTTTAAAAAGGAAAGTAAAAACTTTTGTCGCGAATTAAGAAATATGCGAAATATCGTTGAACAAAACAAAATACGAAAGAACGATGCATTTTACCGTTGTAATGCGGCCATTAAAGAAAAGTCTATGAAAATTCAGGTAAAACGATTTAACGTATCTCAAGAACTGAAAAGAATGGAAAATTATGGTTCCTTGAATATAGAGCTGCTTCGTTCCAAAATTCCTGATGAAGTACTAAAGATTATCGCCTCATACATACCCTACAATACGCGCATAGAAATGATTGAGCATTATCACAAGCCACAGAATTACCTACGATGTCTTTCTTCGGAAAGACTACAAGAACTGCTTCGTAACATGAACTATGCAAGTTACTACTGTTTGACCAGAATATTGGCATCTGATAAAGAGATTAATTTATTACGATATGAAAAAAGTATGCCAATTTGCGAGACCTTCAGAAAAGAAGAAAAAATCATAAAAATAAAATTCATTCTTATGATTTTGAAAAAAAAAGACCCGGAATGTGCTTTGCGTGTCTTGAAAGTATTTACAATCCTTAATCAAGCAAATGTTACCAACAAATGCAAAGAAACAAACAAAAAATTCAATCTACACTTTGCACAAGTGACAGACTTCATGACCAATTCTAATTGAAACATTTACCGGTTTAATAAATTGATACATCTTTCAAAAAAATTAGCTATCTTGTTTTTATCTGCTCCTACAATCATATCATCAGGGATATGAGATAGATTACCCTTTTTATAACATAATATCACTGGTACACCATTTATAACTCTATTATTTTTTAAAAATGTATAAAAATCTAGACATTTATCAATATCTATAATTGCACATTGAACAGTTTGTGGCATTTGTTCAAAGCAAAATTTGACCCCAGCATTTATCATTTTACATGGTCCACACCATTCTGCACCAAATTTTATTATTAATAAACCAGGATTTGATATCAACAATTCTGCAAAATGGTTTTTATCTGTTATCTCTGTAATAATTGATAAACTTGTCATATATAATAACAATAAAATATTTTTTTTATAATTTGAACGCTAAAAAATTGAAAACTTATTATACTTTTAGTTTTCAATTATCTATCCCCCAAAATGTCGGTTCAAAGGCAACTTATTATACACCAAGTCGCAAAGGAAGCAGGACTACCTTTAGAGCTTTCAGATGAAATAATGAGCTTCTGTTTTTACGACACAATTACTGCTGCGTATAGAGCAGTTCACAAAGTAAATTTTGGAGAAATAATTGAGCATTTTGATGATGCATACATAAGTAGAGCTCGTCCATTTGGATGCCTATTTAATGACCCGGATAATTCTGAGCATTGGGCTATTTGCTTAAGTAGAGTAAATCATCTATACATTGACAATGAGACACAGTTTCAAGCATACAATTGTAGAGTATGTGGTGATTACTACTTTTGTTGCACATTTCTTCCAGAACAACAAACAACACTTGGCCAAGGATTAGACCATCTCTTTAGAGAAGCTATTCCCCTTCGTATAAGATGTCAATGCGATAGATAACTCTTTTTATACGATTTAGGATGGTTTATTTTTCTAAAAAAAAATACTTAGTAAATAGTATATTCATGTCTAAAATACAATCTCACAATTTAAATATCCATATGTATAAATTATCTGAAATACTAGATATTTTTCATTTATCCTATAATTTATCAGTAGACGATTTAAAACGTGCTAAAAAAACTGTACTTATGACACATCCAGATAAATCTGGTCTACGTCCCGAATATTTTTTATTTTATAAGAAAGCATTTGATGTAGTAGTACAATTCTATGAAAATCAACAAAAACAAAATCAAGAGATTCCTACTGAAGAGCCGAAATATGAACCTATCAATATTAATAGTATAAATAAATCTTCCGTCAAGAAAGTTACTTCAGTAATTAATGAAATGACACCAAAAGATTTCAATACAAAATTTAATAAACTATTTGATGATAATATGAGTGTCAAGTTAGATACTAGTCGTAATGATTGGTTTACAAAAGATGAGGCTAGTTATAAAGTTGAAGGTGATGTAACTAAACAAAATATGGGCATAATGTTTGAAAAAATGAAAGAACAGCAAAATACTGCGGTTTTGTCTAGATATCGGGGGGTAGAAACATTAGCAATTGGTGGTGGACCGACTTCAAAATTGTATGAAGATAATGATGATGAATATGTACAATGTGACCCTTTTAGTAAATTAAAATTTGATGATTTACGAAAAGTTCATAAAGACCAGACTGTACTAGGAGTGAGCGAAAAAGACATTAACAAAATTCCCTTGTACAAATCTACAGAACAATATATGCAAGTTAGAGGACAACAAACACTTAATCCACTAGATAAAGCAGAAGCTGAGAAAATATTAGAAGAACAAAATCAACAATATAAGCAACATATTATGCAAAAAGAATATCAGGCTACTTTAAAAACTATGCAATATGAAGAGAAGAATAAAACTATATTATCTACTTTTTTACAATTAAGAAATTAATCAGAATCAGAATCAGAACTGGAACTAGAACTAGAACTAGAACTAGAACTGGAACTAGAACTAGAACTAGAACTAGAACTAGAACTGGAACTAGAACTAGAACTAGAACTAGAACTAGAACTGGAACTGGAACTAGAACTAGAACTACTGTGTGAATGTGAACTACAATATGAATCTGAATCTGAATCTGAATCTGAGTAATTGTTGCAGGTTACAGGATGTTTTTTTTTTTTATTTACACAAACAGAATCACTTGAATTAGAAAGTACAGATTTTACCGATTCCGAGTCTGATGAATATTGTGATTCCGAATCTGAAGAATATTCTGATTCTGAATTAAAAGAAGAGCAAACCGATTCTGACGAATATGATAATGATTCCAATTTCTTTTTATGCTTATGGTGACAGTGATGTTCCCGTTCCTTTTCTCGTTCCTTTTCCCGTTCCTTTTCCCGTTCCTTTTCCCGTTCCTTTTCCCGTTCCTTTTCCCGTTCCTTTTCCCGTTCCTTTTCCCGTTCCTTTTCCCGTTCCTTTTCACATGGAATATCAATCTCATTATTAATTATTTTTACCGATGATATCATATTGTTGCTATAATCTATATTTATTGAAATACTTTTACTTGTCATATACTATAATAATACAAAAAATTATTTTTTAAATTGAGCAAAATACCATTCTTTTTCCATATCTAACATTAAGTGATTGTAATTTGTGTTTCGGTTTTCAATATCACTATAGTTCTCATATTGTGTAACTGTCGGGGGAGTAATCATGAACCAAAAATCTTGCATTTGTAATTTTTTCCAATAAATATCTAATGAATACTTTTTTTTTCCTTCATCTGTTGGATTTTTCATTAAAAGTTTTGCACTTTCCCTGAAATTTTTTATTAAAGTATCATAATAAGATTGTTTCACTATATACCCAGTAGTTGTTTGACAATAGAAAACGCGGACACAATTACTATTTATTCTTTGATAAGGAGGAACATTATTTCCACCAATTATAATCATATCCCACTGTAAATTATCTTCTTCGTAAAATTTTGTTAAATTTTTTAATAAAAGCTGAGGATTATTAAACGTTATATCATCTTCGCAAATAAATACTTGCTCATAATTACGCGATTTTGCTAGTTCTAAACATCTAATATGACTCAATGTACATCCAATCGCTCCCAATTCTGATTTTACCGCATTTACTCGTTCTCCTTCTATTCCAATTTTAAATAATTCATTTTGTACATGCTCTAATCTATCTAAACGATGTTCTAAATTAATAAATAATGTATTTTTGAATAATTCCATTTTTATGTAATTATTCAAAAATGTTTATATTGTTTACATTTTACCTTTGTTTTTACGTGTTTTTCTTCCTCCCCTTTTAAAAAGATTCATAAAACCACTAACGAATCTTGTTATTGGACCTCTGTTCGTAGGTATACTCGTCTGTCTGGATGTTCTTTGTACTCTAATAACATCTTCATCATTTTTAGTAGGTGATGGGGATGGAATATTATATTTTTGACGGGCAGTTCTTGCGGCAATATTTGGTACTGCTTTACGAGCATTTTTAAATCTATTACTTTTATTTGTCAATTCTTCTCTTACTAATTTTGAATCTATAGAATTTGTCCATCTTTCGTTTTTGGACCTTGGTGTAATTGGTTCTGGGTTATCATTGGCAACTTCATTAAAATTGGGATTAATCATAACAGATTTTCTGGTTTTGTTTCCTGACTTACCTTTTTTTTTTAAAATGGATTTTGTAGTAGACATTATAAAATAGTATGATATATTATTTTGTTGTTTCTTCTAAATTTTTTACTTTGGATATTAACTCGGCTATTTGTAATTTTAATAAGTCTATCTCTTTTTGTTGATTTTCTAGTTTTTTACAATTTTCATCATCTGACCAACTAACTGATTTTTTTTCTTTTATTTCTTCAATTAGAATATTAATATTATCTGACGCATCGTCAATTCTTAGTTTGTTGTTGACGGTTTGTGTTTCGTTTTGGTTTAATATAGGTATAATAGGCGGAGGTGAATATTTTTTTAATTCTTCGTCGCGTTCTCTCATATGCTTTTTTATTATGTCATCCATATTAGAAAGGGGTGTGTCCTGCTTTTCTGCAAAATCTATAGACTCTGGTGGTTTTTTTTCAAACATGGAACTATATTCCATTTGTTTTTCATTAAACTGGTTACCAATCTTTTCAACTTTATTTTCAGTTACTGAATATGGTTTCAAGAATTGACTATGTAAAGGTTGTTCTTTTGTCTTTACAGTATTAGTTTGTTTAATGCCTCTTATCATATATGCAATAGTCTCTTTGTTTAACTCCAACAATTCTTTAGTACTTAGATTACGGTTTTGGTTTTTTTCATAGAATATCCTCAGAACAGACTTGAACCATTCCTCTTTTTTACCTGCACCCGAATATAAAAAATATTCATTAATACTATTATTTTTACTTATAACATTCCAAAGTAGCATTTGGTTTTGATTTGTGACATATAATGCCATTTATAGATAATATAAGTATTAAAGCTTATTTATATTATTTTGTATAGGATTTTCTTGTACTACTTTTACTTTTTTTACTTGTACTTTTTTTACTTGTACTTTTTTTACCTTTTTTAGATTTACCACCGTTTTTTTTCCCAGGTCCTCCTTCTTCACTTTCTTCACTGGTTTTTTTAATATACTTAATCGGTTTAAATTTAATACCTGGTATCTTGTAATTTTTAAAAAATTGTTTGTTAAACTCTTTTGTTGTGGTTGTTCTAGATTTCTTAACTTGTTCTGCATAATCAAATAAATTGATAAGAAAATTATCAACTTGGTCAAAGTTAGAAAATGGTAGTTTATCTTTGTTTATATAAACAATATAGTTTCCTATTCTATATCCTTTTCCATTTACGTACGGTACCGAATAAAGCTTAGAAGAAATATATTCATCAATTTCCGGAGTTTTATCTTCCATATTTTAATACTATTATACTAGGATAAATTATTTTTCATTAAAATATATTTTACGAAACTTAAACACATATTTATCTGGTATACGTTTATTTTTAAAGAAATTTATTTTGTCAAAGTAATTAGAGAATATCTTACCCTCAGCTTTATTGGATAACATTGTTATTATAAAAAATAACGAGAACATACCGCATTCACTGCTTCCCATTTGATGTTCTAGAGGACAATTTTCATAATAGTGTAATTTTATTGGAACAGATAAGGCTAAACCTTGATTTACTATTTTTTCTACGAAACTGTTTATTTGTTTGGGAATCTTATTTCCTGCACTATCCATATAAAATATAAACTTATCATCTAAATCAATATACAAGGATACCCAATGACTACCACTACTAGTGTGGGGAGATATATTTATAACGATACCAAATTTAGTTTTACCATTTTTCATATGTTTTTCTAAACTAAACGTACATAATTCATTGGATACACATTGACCAAACATATCATTTGGTTTAGTATCAAAATCAATAGGTGATGGCGGGGGAGAATAAAAATTTTTGTATCTTTTCATGTATTGTTTGAGAACGTCATGTATATCAAAATTAGATAACCATTCATCGGGGTTTTGTTTCCAATCATCCGGATGGTCGGGTGCAAAAATAAATTCATCTAATTTATTACGAATATTTTCATCGTCTATTTCTTTTAACCAACAATCTTCTTTTCCACATGTTTTCAAACGTCTCTTTAATTCTTTCCATATTTTTACGGGATTGTTGGTTGTAATTACCGTATCATGATTATGTTGATTATAATATTTCTTTAATAAACGGAGAACATCTTCAGTAAAACAACTTCCTTTTATTGGACTACGTTTATCTACCATCGGACTACAATTCATTTTTTTTAAAGTCTTACTTCCTCCTTTTTTCAATAATTTTTTTTTATAATTTATGGTCTTTCTGTTTTTCATATATACACTATTGTTATATATTTTTTACACCTTTTCTCATTTAATCTTCCAATTAAATGGGAAGATTTGAGTAAAAAGGCAACGTTACATGTTACATTCTGCATTTTCAATGCAAAATGGTGTAATAGTAGTATAATGTTATAATTACTAACATTACAATATTCAAAATATAATTACAATAATAACCTTACAACCTAGTAAAATTATATATTTTATACTTTAGTTAATCTTCATACAAGTTATACATGCCGCGCCGATATTGTTCTGATTCTAGTGTTGAGGATAATAGTTCAGAGGAATGCTATTACAAAAAAAAATGCAGTCATTGCTCAAGATGTATTAAAATAACAAATAATTGTGAAAGACGAGTAAAAAGAGAAAGGTGTAATTGTGATAAATGTTTTAATAAAGAAACTGAAACTACACGGAAAGAGGGAAAAGTTATATTAATTACTATAAGATAACCCAAAAAATAAATACATATTATATAATAAATTAATAATATGTCATTTGTAATACCCAATGTTATAGGAGAAGGAACTTATGGTTGTGTACATAAACCTAGCCTAAAATGTAAAGATGCACCTACTATTTCCTATACAAATAAAGTATCCAAAGTATTAAGTGAAGTTGAGGCCGACATTGAACTATCCGAATATGACAAAGTAAAAAATGCAGATAATAAAGAAGATTATTATTTAGGAGTTCCCAATATATGTGATATTGATAACCGTAGTGTTACAAATTTAAAAGCCATACAAAAATGTAAAATAGGGAGCGATGTGTTAAGAAAGTTAAATAATAATGACTACAAATTATTAATTATGGAAGATGGTGGTTCAAATTTAGAAGAATTTTCTAATAAAATGAAAACATGGGTAATTAATGAAGAAAATAGACAAAAGTGTGAATTGTTTTTATTAGAATCACTACGAATTTTTAAAGGTTTATTGGTTTTCAAACAACATGGTCTTATTCATCATGATTTAAAACCCCAAAATATTGTTTATAATGAAGCAACAAACCGATTAAATTTAATAGATTTTGGATTAATGACCTCTAGAAAAAAGTTAGTTAAGAGTGCGAAAGAATCTAGTTATGATTTTTCATTATTTCATTGGTCTTATCCATGGGAGATGGAATATTTGAATAAACGGGATTTTAACAATATAGCTTATTCCATTAAAAAACAACAAGATAAAGTAGAATTAATAAACGGTGAAATAGAAAAGAAAAGTGGTCATTATTACGAAAATTCAAAGAATTTTTTTTTCTACTCCATGGATATTTATTCTACATTAACCGAATACAGAGAAAGTTGTGTCTCATATATTAGTGGATATGACCGCACATTGAAAGATAATTTTCATCAATTGGGGTATGAAAACTTTTTAAATAAATGCACTGATTCTATAGATGTTTTTGGTCTCGGTATTGCTTTAAATTACTGGTTTCATATTGCCAAAAGACATTTGTCCACAGAACTTGCAGATGATTTAAAAGAATTATACAGTAACATGGTTTCTGCTGAATTAAAATTTAGACCTAGTATTGATGAATTACTTACTAGTTTAGAATCTATTTTAGAAAAAAATGGGTTGTTAACTAAATATAAAAAAGTAATAGTTGATAATATAGTTGTTGATGCGAAAAATGAAATGGTTGATGCGAAACCTATTGAAACTGAATCTACTATTTTTAATAAAATTCAAAAACCTAACCGCGATATAATTAATAGTCCGACACCCCTTCCATGTCCACCAGACATGGTTAAAAACAAAAGAGGAAAATGTGTAAAGATTAAGATAGATAAAATGATTGCCCCATGTCCTCCAAATAAAGTTCGTAATCCTAGAACACGAAGATGTATAAAAAAATGTAAACCGGGATATATTAGAAATGAAAATTTAAAGTGCGTTAAAAACAAAACTAGAAAATCACCATAATTGTTTATTTGTGTTTTTATACTTACTATTTTAAATTAGTAGCTGCGTTATCGCTGTGTAATAATTATATTAGAAGATTGTTTAGTATAATTAATTGTATATATATAATATTAATTATATATGCCTAACAGTGACTGCTACGAATCTGATGATGATTCATGTTCTCAAGAAAATACTATAATATGTGAAAGAGAACGTTCAGAGAGTAATTGTAAAAATAATAAAAAATGCAGCTATAAAAAAAATAATAATCGTTGCAAAAAAGAAAAACAGTGTAAATCAAATAAAAATAGTCGTAGTTGCCGTGATGGAAAAGATGGAAAAATTGGCCGTGATGGTGAAGACGGTAAAGATGGGGAAAACGGTAAGGATGGAAAATGCGGGCGTGATGGTAAGGATGGACGTGATGGAGAAGACGGCAAAGATGGTAAGAATGGTGAGGATGGACGCGATGGACGTGATGGTAAAGATGGTAAGGATGGTAAAGATGGTGAAGATGGCAAAGATGGTGAAGATGGACGTGATGGTAGAAATGGAAAAGATGGTAAAGATGGTCATGATGGTGAGGATGGTAAAGATGGTAAGGAAGGCAAAGATGGTGAAGATGGATGCGATGGTGAAGATGGAAGAGACGGAAAAGACGGGAAAGATGGTCAAGATGGAAGAGATGGTTATAGAGGACCTATAGGAGAAAAAGGATGTACTGGTGAAAAGGGTTTTCATGGCGAGAGGGGTTTACGTGGTGAAAAAGGACATATGGGCCCTGTTGGTGAAAAAGGCTGTTACGGAGAGAAAGGTCCTCGTGGTGAAAAAGGTGACCAGGGTGAAATAGGAATCCCTGGTTCCAAAGGAAAACATGGAGAGAAAGGTGACAAAGGTGATAAAGGTGAGCATGGTGATAAGGGTGATAAAGGTGATAAAGGAGAAAGGGGAGAGCACGGGGAAAAGGGTCAAAAAGGTGAAATGGGTTTCCGTGGTGAGAAGGGTGAAGATGGTGAAATAGGTCCTATTGGGGAGAAGGGAAATAAAGGAGAAAAGGGTAATAATGGTGATAATGGACATATTGGACCTACAGGGTTTGGTAATACAGGACCCACAGGTCAAGGAAACACAGGACCCACAGGTCAAGGAAACACAGGACCCACAGGGTTTGGTAATACAGGACCTACTGGTTCGGGTAATACAGGACCCACAGGTCACGGAAACACAGGACCTACTGGTTCGGGTAATACAGGACCCACAGGGTTTGGTAGTACCGGGCCAACAGGACCACCTGGAATCACTGATTGTAGTTGTAATACATATATAAACACATTTTTAACGACAGATATTAGTGGTGGACCTCAAGGCGTAAAAATAATATACACAATACCAAATTCTATCCATTTTATTGTTTATGGGTTTACTACGCTTGGAGTCCCTACTAATTTATATGTGAGAACCGGTGAAAGTCCATCTTATGAAAACGGAATCGGATTTACCAATGACCTATTAAATGATAACGAAATTGATAGCCTTCATTTTGCTCAAATAGATTTGGGTGATTTTATAAGGAAAAAAAATCTTAAATGTACAGATCCAACTATGAAAATAGGGAGTGTACAATTAGGTGATGGATTTTCTATCTACGGGTCTAATACATTAGGACAAATAGGTCAAATTTTATATACATATACCAATACATTTGATAATTCAGAAATAAATGTTGCAAAACAATTTACAATTCCGTCATACAATACATTGAATTTGACATCCGCTGGTGATTTATTCAAATATGGAACAATTCCTTTCCGTTATATTTCAGTTACTGCTACTACAGGTAATGTAACATTAAATTTATTAACTTTATACTTATGTAATTGCTGAATTCAAAGATCTGTTTTTTCTTGAATACGAGGTATATAGTTTATAGGATAGACTGAAGAAGTTCTCTTTAATACCTTATGTTTCCCCCAAAATGACTTTGAAGCCACTATTTCTTCAGTTTCATTATCTACATTATTAAATAACATATCTTCATCTTTCTCACTATTTTCCATTTTTTTACATTCAAAATGTCGTATTAATGTTCTCACGTATAAATCAAATGCTTCATTTACTTCTGTAGTAACTTGTTTGTCTGGATTATCTAAAAATTCATCTGTCATTTCCATTATAGTGGTTCTGTATTTCCGTATTTTTGCAAGATGGTCTTGGTATTCTTGGTGTTTTTTTGGGTCAGTTTGTGATATGTATCTATTATAATGATTCTTATTCATTAATAATTCTAGGGTAACTTTATCTATATATTCATTGGTGTTCTCGTTGCTCATAGTATTTATATTATATACACAATGTTTTTAATATAAATTATAACAAGTTTATTTATTTTTTTTGGTTTTTCTTTTATTCATTTCTTTTTCTGCCTTTAACGTAGCTTTCTGTCTTTCTTTTTCAGCCTTTTTAGCTATCTTTTCCTTCTCTTTTTCAGCTTTCTTTCTCTCTTGTTCTCTTTGTTTTTGTTCCTTTTTGTTCTGTTGTTCTTTCTCTTTTTCTACTTTTTTTGTTTTACGGGCTTCTTCTTTTTCATGAATTCTCATTTCTTTTGCTTGTTGCTTGTTGTTTAAATCATCTTCATGTTGTACCATTACACCATGAAATTGTTCTATGGCCATCTTACGATATTTATCTACTAATCCCAGTAACTTTTCATCTTTAATTTCTTCTATAATTTCTCTTTGTTTTCTCAAAGTTTTACGTAATTTCTTCTCTTCACGTATTATCTTTGCCTCATTTTTCTTTTCACTTCCTATTTGTTTCTTGATAGTTTTACGAATCTTTAATAACTCTTTCTTCTTATCTTTTTTCGTTTTTTGCATATCCTTTTTTAACATTTTTTCCGACTTGGAAACATCCTTCTTCTTTACTTTTAACATCAGTTTATAATCCCGGTTCTCATCCATAATAGTAGATTTAATAACACTGTGTTCCAATTCACTTAAATCCTTCTTTTTTAATATTTTTTTCAAATGTTCTAAGCGATTTTTATGGTTTTTCATTTGGTCTTTTATTTGGTCGTGTAAAAATTCTATTTCGCTTGTATAATTATTTAATAATGTATCTAAGGATACTATTTCAGGATGTTCACTTACAGTTTTAATTAATTCACTCTGACTTGTTATTTTTTTACTACATTTATTCTTTAATTGATAAAACAAGGTTTCCTTGTATTTTTTATATTGCTCTTCGTTCTCTTCTACGTTACCTTTTATTTCTTTAAGAGATATCTTTTTTATTTCTTTTTGGTCTTTAACTAATGCTTTTACGCGTTTAATATTTTCACGTATATCCTTTACTTCCTCTTTTGCCTCATTAATAAGTTCTCTAATATTCTTAGACACAACCTTATTACATAATTTTAATTCTTTCCCCTCCAAATCTCCACATATTTCATCTTTTAAAAACAGAAATTTATTAGGATCTAAATCAGAAAGTTCTCCCTTTTTCAGTTTTTCTGTCTCGTCCATAATTTGTTTTCTTAAAGAAGGAATTTCGGAATTCATTATATCACTTACTACTTTTTTATCAAAACGTTCGGCCATTTTTACATCTCTAATAATAGGAATATCTATTCTCTGGATAATGGGTTGTGCAAACTGGCGAGCATCTTTTTCTCTATTTAAATAGCTTACATATCCTGCTATGTCATCCAAATATTCTGTACGGCCCTCCGCTGTAAATTCTCCATTTTCATTTAAATATTTTTCCGAAAAATTAGTAAAATCGGCTGGCATCTGTTCTCCCGATGTCTTACATAAATTAATTAATTTAATCAATTCCATAGGATTATTCGTTATTGGGGTAGCCGTCATTAATAATAATTTTACAGAATTAAATCCTGAATATTGATAAGAATACATTAACGCCTGATGTAGTGCATTCATGTCTGGTTTTTCAATACTAGATAAATCATCTCCACCATATAATTTATGTGCCTCATCAATAATCAAAAGGGTCTTACGTAAGGGGTCTTCTGGTCCATTTATTTTGACCAAGTCGTTATAAAGAGAATTTTTCTTTGATACTAAGTTACTGAATTGTTTATAAGACATAGGGCGAATCTTCCATGATTTTGATAATAATCTCATACGTTTGTCTTGTTCATTCGGTATTTGAAGATTATTTTGCTGTATTTCAGTTCTGATGCTATCACTACATACCATATCAAACATATTCTTCCAAATATCACTTTTAAGAGTTGTACGGGTCACCCATAAAATTGTATATCCTTGTTTTTCAAAATTGCTTGTTGCTGCAGCGATTGCGCTACAAGTATTATGGGTTACTGTAAAATCACCTAACAAATATCTATTATTGCCATCTAATGTGAATCCATAATAGTCACCTCTTCCAATTGGTACAACGTTTATTCCTGTGCTTAAAACGTCTTTAATTTGCATTCTGGGTTCTGCTTTTTTTCTAGTAAGTAAAACCGGCACTTCGTCAAGTCCATTTCCTGAGATAGTTATAGAATTGTATATACCTGTTTTTTTTTCTCCTTTGTACATGCAAGATTTTTCGGATTTTGTAGAATATGCGGCAAATCCCAATGACCTAGTCAAAAACAATATATCATTTGTTAATTTATCAGATTTTTGCGTAATATTATATATTTTTCCTCTTGGACAATAATACCCATCAGAATCAATAATTCCTGCTAACAATTTTAAACGAATGTCTCTTGAATTAATTTTATAATCACTAGGAATATGCTTATTGGAAATTAGATTTTGACGTGTCAATTCGTCAATCATTAAATTTGTTTTGGTTGTTCCATCTCTAGAAAAGCGATAATCAAATTGTGATTGATAAACTAATAACAAACCATAGTTCCTTAAATTGAGACTTAAATATTTCAATATTTTAGAATCTTGGTTGGATAAAACAGGTCCTCTAGATGAACCGTCTCCTAACCATAAACCTATTATATACGGGTCAAAATTTATTGGTTTACTATTGAATTCTACTCCTTTACGATATCCTTTTAGGTCTCTACGTAAAGGTTCTGATAATTTAAAATAATCTCTTACTTCTATTTCTAAAATTTTTGATTCTTCATCAAAGCCATCAAGGTATTTATTTGCTTCTTCACGTGTTTTAAAAGATTTTGATTTTATTTTAAATGTTTTATTATCTATATGAGTTGTCTTAAATGGACAATTTGGTTGTCTAAGAGATAGGTCAATTATAGCACCTCTCCCGCTGTATTTTAAACATAAAATATGCTCAGAATTCACTGTATATTTATCTCCTTTTACAGGAATAATATCATACATTTCATCTTTTCCATTAGCTAATGATAATACTTTTCTTGGTGTAGAATTATCTCCCATCAATTCGTCACCAACTTTCACATCCTGTACCATTTTTATTGTCCCATCAAACATCAATACAGGTGTGTCTTTAGCATGGCATTTCCCAGTACCTACACTATGGTGCAGTAACATTCCTTTTACAGGATTTGTGGGTGTGAAATAATGGCGAACAAAATCCTGAGTAGGAGTAAAACTTATTATTTGACCACCAGCACCACCTTTCATTTCTTTTTTTTCTTCACACAGGTTCTCCATTTTTACATCCGTCCACATAAATTCACTAAAATGTTCTCTGATATGTTTACGCATATCTTCAAAACCGAACCGTTGCACTTCTAACGGTGGACCTGCTCGTAATACTAGTCTACGCTTAGGACCACCACCATTATAAAGTGCCTCCTGACTACCACGTAAATGTTCAGAAACACCAGAGCTTTCTAAGGAAACCAAAGGTATAGAAAAACTATGAATTGCTTTATTTAATTCATAATCTACAGAGCCTATCACTGTTGTTTTTTCCAAATCATGGGCGAAATTTAATAATCGTATATCTAAATTCATTGCTTTCAAATAAAGCTCAATTGTAGATTTACTACCCATGAAAGAACCCTGTAATCTATCAGGTATTGATAAGTCATAAACAAATACATAAAGAGGCCAGCCCTGTTGAGGATGAAATTCCAAACCTTTTTGTCCACAGGTTCTCGTTCCTCGTCCAATTACTTGTTTTTCATCAGATGCAACCGTTGATGGTTCATAAATATGAATGTATTTTATATCAAATAAATCAATCCCTTCTTTAAACCCACTGTCCATAACAATAATACGAGCCATCTCACCATGAATATTATCAGGGCGTTTATTAAAATTAGCTAAAATCGCCTTTTTAGTAACAGTATTTATTGGTTGGTCATAAATAGAAATAGACGCCAATAAATAAAAGTTATTATTTTTAGTGTTTTGGAGAACATTGTCCGAAATCATCTCTATTTTTCCATATCGTTTTTTATTCTTCTTAGGGTTTGACTTTTTATTTTCATCCTCTTCATCGGATTCATCATCATCATCATCGTC